GGGTTCAACGGGACAGATATTTTGTCTGCCAATGGTGGCTTAAGTCTCTTTGAATACAATGTTGACAAAAGCGGCAGCACAAAATTTTTGAACACTGGGGCACAGAGGCTTGAAGAGGATGTTGTCTTGCTTGGGACAAATCCCCCAATAATTCCCTATGTTATCAAAGCTGGCAACAAGCAGTTCTTAAAACCAAGTTCCAGAACGCTATCCATAGGAAGCGTTACTGGCAACAGGGCTGGTGGCATTCAAGAAGCCTCAGACGATTATGCCAGGATGAGCATCGGCTCCGTGCTTACAGGCTCTTCTTATGTTATGTCAGCATCTATCACAAGAGAGTTGATGCTCACAGCAGGAGGAAAATCGCAGCCAGTCACCAATGTGTCCAGCACAAACTATCCTCACTACTACTCACTTCGCAACTCCCTTAACTTCTATAGCACACGGTCTCCGCATTATGGAGTGTCGGGCTCCAATTGGAACAAAGACGAACAAGACATAAACTTGATCTCTGTTCCAAAGATCTTCTATGGATCTCGGATCAAGCCGGGCAGCCTGTCACTCAAGTTCTACATCACCGGCTCCTTGGTCGGAGAACTAAAAGACACAAAGTACAATGGAGAACTAATCCAAGTTGGACCCGCAGGTTCGGTGGGCTCTGGCTCTGTCGCTGGAGTGGCGATGTACGAAGAGGGGTTTGTTTTGCTAACGGGCAGTTGGGACTTGACAAGTGGCGTTTCTTATGGATTCGATTCTTCTACCACCGGCTCATGGACCAGATTCGCCTGTGGCGCTAATGATGGCATCGATTGCTCAACATCTGCCTCTTTTGATTTCTCCTTCAAAGGACACACAGAGACACAGGTTCTCACAATGTTTGCACATGCCCGACGAGGCGAAATAAATTATTCCAACAACCCAACCTTTTTAGACTATGGGCAACAAAGGCTACAGGTTACGTCCTCTAATGTCTACATGGAAAGCGATTCTGTGACCATTAAGAACACAGTCTCTTCAAGTTACACGGGCTTCGACGCACCCTTTGAAAGACAGGTCTATGTGTCGCGCGTTGCTATCTATGACGATGATAAGAAGCTCATTGGGATCGCAACCCTCTCGAACCCTGTGCTCAAGAAAGAAGCACAAGATCTGTCATTCAAGTTAAAGCTTGATCTATAATGAAGCCGATTGTAATAGTCTCGCCCCGATTCACAAAGTTAATGTCTATCGTTATAGATGTTTATGCAATCACAATCTTTCCGTTTATAATCTCAAAAGAAAAAATGAGCGACGGCACGCTTAATCACGAGACCATCCACATCCAACAACAAAAAGAATTGCTCGTGCTTGGTTTTTATCCTCTTTACTTTTTCTATTATCTTTGGGGATTTATAAAATATAAAGATAAACAACAAGCCTATTATAGGATACCATTTGAACAAGAAGCTTACGAAAACGAACAAGATTTAAATTATCTAAAAAATCGTAAATTGTATAGCTGGAGGAAGTTCAAGGTTTGATTTTAGGAATTGACGTTTCGACAAGCATCACAGGCTTTGCGATAACAGACATGGAAGGAAAAATAGCCCTTTCCGAAGCCTGTGACCTTCGTAGAGACAAGAACTTTTTTTCTAAGTGTCTCACAATAAGAGCAAAAGTTCTAGACATTCTGGAGTCTTATGGCGGCAAAATAGAGCATATCTATATTGAGCAACCATTCACGTTTTTTAACTCCGGTGGCTCATCCGGTAAGACTATGGCAGCCCTGCAACGATTCAATGGCGTTGTGTCGTGGATGGTCTACGAATGTTTTGAGATTCAGCCTGAGTATCTTGGAGCAACCCAGGCACGAAAGCTTGTAGGCATCAAGGTACCGAGAGGTCAAAAAGCCAAGAAGGTTGTGATGGAGCACTTGCTCGCTACTGAACCAGACTTTACGATTCAGTACACGCACAAGGGGAACCCCAAGCCACAAGAGTTCGACAGAGCCGACGCCCTTGTCATTGCGAGAGCAGGGCTACAAGACATAGAGAACAAAAGCCTTGCCGCAGGGTGATCATCGTGTTATCCTACAGGCATGAACAAAACTGTAGCAAAGAAGATTCTTTATGAAACGCTTGGCAACTCTTGGGACAGAGGCTCAGAGCTTCTGTTTGAGTGTCCTGCGTGCGATCATCACAAACGCAAGTTCTCTGTTAACTTGGACAAAAATGTTTTTAAGTGTTGGATTTGTGATTATTCTGGTCGCAACATTAGGCGTGTTATTAGGCGCTTTGGTTCCTATACTCAACTACAAAAATGGGACCAGATTACAGACCGAACAGATCTATCGAGATTTGATGACCTCTTTAATAACGAGATCGGTGGAGAGGTCGAGGAGAAACTTGAACTCCCAAAAGAATTTGTAAGCCTTGCTAATAAGAATCTGCCGCTCTCTGCAAATCGTGCCCTACGTTATCTTGCAGAGCGTGGAATAACAAGGTCGGACATACAACGATGGAAGATCGGCTTTTGCTATGATGGCGAGTACGGGGGCAGAATCATTGTGCCCTCATTTGGCATGTCAGGTTACCCCAACTACTTTATTGCGCGTTCTTACGTCGGGCATGGAATGAAATACAAAAACCCACGATCATCGAAGAACGTGGTGTTTAATGATCTATTTACCAATTGGAACGACGACCTTGTTATTGTCGAAGGAGTATTCGATGCAATTAACGCAGGAAACGCTGTGCCTATCTTGGGGTCTACATTACGCACCGACTCCGACCTACTACGAAAGATTGTACGAAATGACACCCCGTGCTACATCGCCCTCGATCCTGACGCGGCTAACAAAGAGCGTCGCATTATTCAGACGCTTTTGCGCTACGATGTGGAACTCTATAAAATAGATGTGAGTGGCTATGATGACGTGGGCGAGATGCCATCAAGTGTCTTCGAGGAACGAAAATCAATTGCAACACCTATTGACAGAGACAATTACGTCCTGCTTGACTTACTGTCAGCAGTTTAGGAGGTAACGTGAGTGAAGATGTTAAAAACTACATTAACAATGTTTTAGATGAACGCCGCCAAGAGTTTGGCGGCAAAGCTGTGTGCCCTTTTGCAGCACCTGAGCTTAAAGCAAATAGGCTTATGGTTGCCGAAGTTGGTGACAAAAGCCTGCTAGAACTTATTGATGAACTCGCCACTTCGGACTATGAAAGTGCCCTCTTTATAATCAAAAAAGATATACCAGCAGAACAAACAAAAAAATTCCAACATTTTGTTAACAGGTTACTAAGACAAAGAGGTCTCAAAGATTACAAAAACATTTGCTTCAACCCAAATGATGATGTGGAGATTGAGGGATACAACCCAAGGTCTCTCGCTCCATATTTTATGGTCAATATAGCAGACAAGAAGGTGCTATCAAAAGCCCACAGGGCTCTTAAGAAAACAAATTACTACGATAAGTTGCCAGATAAGTATAGAAAGTTCCTTAATCTTAAAGATAAGTAAACTATTTATTGCAAGTTTACGAGGACGCCACCAATGAAACACACCTTTGCAAGACAAAAAGTAAGGCAAATTATTCTTGAAGAGTTACAAGCAGACCTTTTAATTGAAAGCACCGCCAACCAAATTCTTGAAGAGGGTGTTCTCGATGCTGTAAAGAATCTAAAAAGCAAATTCTTTCCGAACAAAAGTGACGAAGAAGTTCAAGATGAATTGGACGAAATAGGAAAAAACCCAGAAACACTTAACACGATGCCCAGAACTAAAAGAATTGGAATTCTATTTTTGGCTGGAATGTTAGGTGGATTTCTAACTCAAGGTGGCTTTGATTATGAGGCTCTTAGTTCTGCGTCGGCTGCTGATGCTCGAAGAATAGCATCTTCAGTAGACGCCACTTCGCAGAAGTCGCGAGATGTTCAAAACTTTATGCAAATGGCGTCTGCTGAAGCTGAGAGCGGCGGCGCTTCAACCCCAGAGGACGTAGACGCGGCAATTAAGCGAATTGTTAGAGACTACATGCAGTCCATAGAAGCTGCCCCCATTTCTCCCGGTCGCGGAATCTTTATTGGTGGAGATGTAAGAAAAGGACCTTTGAAGGGTTTTGCTTATGTCCCTGCTTCTTCGATTCCAGATGATGAAATCCTGCCCTTTATTGGGGTATCAAAGAAAGATTACGAAACACTATTGAGGGCGACATTCTTAACCGGCAAAGGTGGCGACCAAAGATTAGAGGATCTCGTCATGGGGCAAGGAAAGAAAGGCTCTTCAGGCTTCTGGGCTTATGACAATAACAGGCTCTTTCAGGGTTTCCAAGAGGACTCTTCTTATGCTATGCTGCCCCTTGAATGGTCTGTTGCTTACGAGCTTTTGAACAAAAGAAAGAGCAAGGGTCGCCTATAACCACTTGACAAAACGCCCTGCCTGTGTTATGTTACAAACATAGGAGGCATCAATGCTCAAGTTTTGTTTTAACGCTTTGGCAGACGGCATCGTTATGTACGCTGGCTGGTTTGTGGGCATCGCTCTCTATAATTTTTGTTTCTAAACTGGAGGTAATGATGACAAATGTACTTAAGGCGTGCTTCGCTCTCGCTGTTTTCATCGGGTTTTACTTTCTTGGCTATGTGACGATGCTGCTTGTGCATACACACTTCGTTCGACCTGACTTGCCAGAACAAACCTTGAGCATTGAAGAATTGTCCGCTGCATTTGCAGAACAGCACCCTGGTGCCACACCTTGGGAAACTTGCGAACAGGAGGCACCTTGAAAATAGCTCACATTGCTGATACTCACATTAAGAATCTGAAGTATCACGAAGACTACCGCGCCTGCTTTGAGCAGATGTACAAAGTCTTGCGAGAGCAAGATGTAGATTGCATTGTTCACTGCGGTGACATTGCTCACACAAAGACGCAGATCTCTCCAGAGTTTGTAGAGATGGCGTCAGATTTTTTTAGTAATCTCGCAGACATTGCTACGACGTTTATTATTCTTGGCAACCACGATGGTAACTTGAAGAATAGCAACCGGCAAGATGCTATTACGCCCATTGTGCAGGCTATTGATAGCCCCAACATTCGTCTTCTAAAGAACTCAGGCGAAACACCTATAGCAAACAGCAACATAACGCTAAACGTGTTGTCAGTTTTTGATCGAGATAACTGGATTCAACCAACTGATCTCGATAAGGTGAACATCGCGCTCTATCACGGTGCTATCTCCAACTGTCAGACTGACGCCGGTTGGACGATGGTTCACGGTGAAGACGAGGTTTCTATCTTTGAGTCATTTGATTACGCCATGCTTGGAGACATTCACAAGCGACAGTTCTTGGATGACGAGAAGAGAGTCTATTATCCTGGCTCTACTATCCAGCAAAACCACGGAGAAAGCAACGATAAGGGCTTCTCTATCTGGACTATCGACAGCAAGAATGATTGGGACATCGAGCATTTCACGCTACAGAATCCTCGCCCGTTTATCACGTTAGAACTAACACGCACAGGTAAGGTACCCCGCTCTGCGTCTGTCCCAGCAAATGCCCGTCTCCGAATCGTTAGCGACAACAACTTGTCTCTTGATGTGATGAGAAAGGCAGTTGATGTAGCCCGCCACAAGTTCGGACCAGAGTCTATCTCGTTCCTGAATAGATCTGCTGGTAAGCGCGGTAACGTCGAAGAGATTGCCGATGGCTTGGGGGCTCAGAATCTACGAGATCCCGAGATTCAGCAGGAGCTAATCTCAGAGTACCTCAAAGACTACCAGATCAAGCCAGCGGCTTTGACTGCCATCTACAAGCTAAACTCGAAATACAATCAAGAAGTAGAAGCAAAAGAGGATGTAAGCCGTAATGTCAACTGGGAGTTGATAAACTTCGAGTGGTCCAATCTGTTTAATTACGGAGAGAGCAATTCTGTTGACTTTCGAAACATAAATGGAATTACCGGCATCTTTGGAAAAAACTTCTCTGGCAAGTCTTCTATTATTGATGCCATCTTGTTCACGATCTTCGGCACGACCAGCAAGAACGAGCGCAAGAATGTGAACGTTGTAAACCAGAATCGTAATTGTGGCGAAGGCACAGCAACGATTGCGATTGGCGACAAGAGCTACACAATCCACCGTAAGGTGGAGAAGTACGAAAAGAAGTCGAGAGGCGAGGTAACAATCGAAGCCAAAACTTACCTTGACTTTTCCGTTTACGATAAGATCTTGAACGAGGCGACCTCCTTAAATGGAACCACTCGCAACCAGACAGATGCAAACATTCGTAAGCACTTTGGCACGATCGATGATTTCCTCATCTCGTCCATGTCGTCGCAGCATGGCGCCTTAGCATTTATTAACGAGGGCTCAACTAAGCGGAAAGAGATCATTGCTAAATTCCTAGACCTTCAGTTCTTTGATAAGAAGTTCAAACTCGCCAAGGGCGACGCTCAGGACTCCAAGGCTCTGATTAAAAAGCTACAGGGTCGAGACTACAACAAAGAAATTCAAGAAGCACAGGACGCCGTTGCAGAGCACAAAGCAGAGATTCTCAAGTCAGAGACAGGCAACCTAAAGCTACAGAAAAAGCTGACCTTTGTAAACGATCACATCCACGGGCTTGCCAATAAAATCTCTAACATCCCAACAGATGTGATTGACATCCACGAGGTTCAGTCCGAGATCAAAAAGACAAAAAATAAAATAATTTCTTTGTCCGATTCTATCATTGATGATGGCAACGCACTACATAGAGAGAGGGCACGCTTTGTAAAAATCTCTAATCTTCTACAAACATTAGATTACGAGACTCTTACTGGCTCCCTTGTAAGTATTGAAGAAGCCGAGAGGAATCTTCAAGCACATACCCAGAAATTAGAGGTTGCATCCGACAAAAAGAAGTTATTAGAAGACATCCCCTGTGGGACAGCTTACCCTGCTTGTAAGTTCATTCGCGATGCCCATGTGGCAACGGCAGTCATTCCTGAAACGGAATCCAAGATTGATGAACTAGAGAACACACTCTCCAGCTTGAATCCTCAAATTGTGAGAGATCATCTGGACAAGTATCACAAGCTTGAAAGAAAGCAGAACGAAACTGAGAGTCTTATAAAAGACCTTCAGTTGGGCATTGAGCGCAGAAAGTCTGCTCTTGATAGGCACAACACCTTGATAGAGGAGCTTGCACAAAAGCAGGCTTCCTATAACGACAACAAAGAAGCAATTGAAAATCTAGAAAAACTATTAAAGGAGAAAGAAGTTTATGCCCAACAAGCGAAATCCATTGAAGAACAAGCTAAATCGTCTAGCCAGAAGAAGATTGATCTTTACAAATCTCTCGGCTCAGAAGAACAGCGAATCGAAGACCTCAAAGAAAGAAGATTAGAATTTGAAACAATCCAGGCGGAATACTCATCGTATGATCTTTTCTTGCGATGCATGCACCCGAATGGGATTGCTTACGACATCATTAAACAGAAGTTGCCTGTAATCAACGAAGAGATTGTAAAGATTCTATCGAACGTTGTAGATTTTGAAATCTTTTTTGAGACTACGGGTAACAAGTTTGAAATTTTTATCAAGCACCCAAAGCACGAGGCGCGACCTATTGAGATGGCGTCTGGTGCCGAGAAGACTATGGCTGCTATGGCTATTCGTCTTGCCCTGCTGTCTGTTTCATCCCTACCCAAGAGCGACCTGTTCATCTTGGACGAGCCTGGAACTGCTTTAGACGAAGAGAATATGGCAGGATTTATTCGGATCTTGGAACTAATTAAAGTGTATTTCAAGAACGTCTTGCTGATTTCTCACCTTGATTCTCTCAAGGATTGTGTAGACATGCAGATTGTGATTGAGAAAGACAAAGGATTCGCAAAGGTAAATCAATGAACAATGACGACGAGTTTGGCTTTTTGCCACCAGCAGAGGCGCCCCCAGCCTTCAACCAAGAAAAGGACCACTTCCACGAAGAAGTAGAAGCGGAAGACTTTGGCATGGTTGAGGACTTCGGATTACAGATGGAATACTCTGACGAAGACATGCTACCGGAGAACACAGCCCCATCATCTATAAACGTGGGCTTTGTTGGCGTTGGCGGCGGTGGCAATAAGATGGCGAACGCCATGATTGAGTTGGGCTTCAACAAGACCCTACTCGTCAACAGCACAGGCAAAGACATTCCTAAGAACGTCGAAGAAGAGCACGTTGTGCTCATCCCTGATAGCGACGGCATCGGAAAGAACATCACCTATGGCAAAGAAGTGTTGTCACAGAACGGCGCCGTCGTAGAAGATGCTCTCCGAATTAAGTTTGGCAAGGTTGACTGGCTGTTTGTTTTTGCAGGCGGTGGCGGTGGCACAGGCTCTTCTGTTGTTGCTCTCCAGCCTGTCTTTGAACGCTACCTACAATCTGTTCAGGCAAGCGGCAAGGTCGTTTACATTGTCTCTTGGCCAACAGCACAAGAAAATTTAAACCCAACGATAGCCCGCAATGCCCTATCACTTGCTAATGATGTCACGCCTTATCCACACATCATTCTAGATAACGAGAGAGCCACACGCCTGCTGCGCGGTCGCATAGGAATGCTAGGAATGTATCCAGTTGCAAACACACAGTTTGCCAAGTCATTCGCACAAATCCTAAAGCTATCTACCGAAGACTCCCCGATTCAGTCATTTGATTCTAAAGACTTGGAGACCTGCTTCAGCAAGGATGGTCGCGCCTTTATCGGCTCTACAATGATCAAAGACCCCAACACTGGCAAGCTCGGCACAACTATCATGCATAACTGCATGAACCGCTCTGCTTGTCCTCCACCCAAGGGCAAGGCGGCAGCAGGATCACTTATCCTCGTAGCAAGTGAAGAGATGGTTGCTGACCCCCGCGTGTCTAAGCACCTTGAATCTGCGATTGCTTATGTCGGTGGTCGCTGCGAAACACTTTTCTCTGGGGTTTATGTCCGAAAGAATGTCCCCGGATTGATTGCGATACTATCTATGAATGGGATCGAAAAAGGAAAATAAAATGAATTTACTACAAACACTATGGGGCTGGTTAGCCAGCCTATTTGGAAAAAACCCAGCCGCTGCATTGCCGCCCACAGAATCAGAGGGTGAGTGCTGCGACGAAGAATGTGAGCCAGAAGAAGATTGTTGCGATCATGGAGAATGTGAATAAATGAAGATAACCAAAGCCAAACTAAAGCAAATCATCAAAGAAGAGCTTGAAGTAGTCCTCACAAATGAAGAGGTTGAGGAGATGTTTGGCGAAGATGTTCGCGCCCAAGTAGAAGAATCGGAACAGTTCAGAGACCAGCAGAAGATGGACAGAGCCCAGTCAGTCGCAGGGCAGCAGATGTCTTTTGAGCAATGGGTGTCTGTCGTGTTCAAAATGGGCTACGAGATTGATGATAGTTCTCCCAATCCTTACGATGCTTGGATGAGTGGTCAACCACCCGAAGAATACGCCAGCATGCAAGAGAAAAAACTCACAAAGCCCGAGAAAAAAGAAAAAGAGAAAGTAGTTAAAGGCATGAAGAAATCAAAGAGTGATTTTGAAAAGCGCTATGGCGATGACGCCGAAAGCGTAATGTACGCAACGGCGACAAAGATCGCAAAGGAAAAAAAATGAAAATCAAAAAATCAGAGCTATTAGCTCTAATCAAAGAAGAGATTATGGCTGAGATGTATGATGATCCAAGAATGGATGATGCGTATCCAGAAGTCAGAGAAGCACAAAAGATTGTAGAGATGATCATGGGTATGAGCGGAGGCGACAAAGCAGCCGCTATGCAAATGCTCATGAATGCTATGGGCATGCTACAGGGCGAAATGGATGTTGCTGCTGAGCCCATGATGGAAGAAACAGAGCTACAAGAAGGTATGGACGCTGAATCTATGCAGATTGTTGCTGATGCTGTCCAGAAGATGGCACCGTTAATCGGCGTCATGTCTCTACCAGTTCTCGTTGGTCTTATCTACGAGCAGCTAAAGAACATGGGCGCCAAATGATGAGCAAAGAGCAGAAACAAGCACTACTTGATAGAGGCATCCAAAAGCTTACATCCCGCAAGCTACTCGTGTGGCTCACTGCCACAGGTCTTATGGCTTGGGGCGGACTAGAATCGGCAGACTGGGTTATTATCTCTGGTCTTTATCTCGGTGGTCAATCTGTGATTGACGCTATTGTAAAGCTTAAGGGACTTGAGTGAAGCAAAAGATTCTAGCATTCTGCTTAAGACACTGGAAGGAGATCGGGCTTGTCCTGCTCCTTCTTGTTGTGTTTGGTAAAAGCCGCTATGATGTGCGCAACATTATCAAGGCACACGAAATTTCACAGCAATCACTAAAGACACAGATAGAAGAACTACAGGGCATCCACGCCGAAGAATTACAGCAGCGTGATGAAGCCCTTGAAGAATACAGAATAAGAAATGAAAAGCTTGAGATGCGCTATCAAGATGCCCTGATTGATTTGTCAAATGAGATTGACAAAAAGAAGGAGCGTGTTATAAGAAACTACAGGGAAGATAAAGAAGCCCTTATAGTTCAAATAGAAGACATCTACGGATTCACCTATGTTCCTTAATTTATTATTTATGATCTCGACTGCTGGCGCAAGCCCAGAGTTTTCTATTGTTGATGAAGGAGCCCCGTCTCCCATAGAGGGCGTTGTCTTCAACCCCGAGGCTTTGTCCGAGGTTCTTACAGCACCACAGCGCGTGAAAGAAGAGTGCGAGATCGAATGGACAAGAACACTTGAAATAAAACAAAATGATTTTACTCTTGAGTTGGAGCAACAAGTAATAAGATACAACTCCCTCAATAGAAAACACAACTTGATGATAATAGAAAAAGACACCGAGATTGTAGAACTACAGAAGATCGTGAAGAAGCAAGCACCAGCCTATAAATGGATGTGGTTTGTAGGCGGCGTAGCTCTCGGTGGCGCAACTTACTATGGAATCCAACAGGCGGTTAAATGAGTAATGACCCAGACTACATTGTTAAAGTAGAGCAGGCTATCGCCAAGAAGTATGGCGAAGAAGCAATCCAAAATCCCAAAGCAGATTGGGATGAAGAAAAAGAAAAAGTCTATCTTGAACAGATGCGAGATCTCTACAAGAAACAAAAGAAAAATGATGAAGCCAACGACAAAGTAGAACTAAATGGAATAAAGGTTTCAAGAAAACTACTTAATAGAGAATCCAAAACAGGATGCCCTGTTTGTGGTGCCTTTTCGCAATCTACCCGCGATGATGTGTCCCTTGTGAAGTTTAATTGCTGTTACAAGTGTTACATCAAATGGGTAGAAGGAAGAGAAGAACGTTGGCAAAAAGGATGGCGACCAAATGAAAGCTGAAGAACTACGGGCTTTAATCAGAGAAGTTCTTGCGGAGCAAGACGATAAGATAAAGTTAAAGACCGGCTCGAAAACACCCCAAGCCCTTAAGGCAGAAATTCTTGACACGATCAAGAACATTGATGTAGATGTAATAAAATCACAAGAGTTGATGTTCATCAACCAAATGATAGGGAGAATGTTCCAGCTTGCCGCCCAAGGCGATTTAGTTAGAGGCAAGACTGCCATTCAAAGAGGGTTTGAACTTATGAGCAAAGGCGTTCCAAAAGAAGAGCCAGAGCAAACCAATGAAGGTCACCAAATGATAGGCGGCATAGAAGATGATGGTCACGAAGTGGAGATGGCTCTTTCTGATTTACACAAACTGGAGAAATACGCCCCACAGGTCTCCCAACTTGCTTCACAATATTCTGACCTCCCTGGCTGGGTTCAATCAAAGATTACTCTCGCTGCTGACTATTTAGGGAAAGTCTACCACTATTTAGATGGCAAGCACAATAAAGGAATGGAATAATGGCTACAGTTTACGAAATCGTTCAGGGCTTATCACAAGCCGCAGCAAACGCCTACGACGGCGCAATGACTGAAGATGGCGAGCCCATCAAGGCAGGTCTAAAGAGAGAAGAGGGAGACCCGCTAATCGATAAGCGAGTAATGGATGGCTTCAATGTTAAGTTCCATGGCAACATAATGCGTCTTTCTTACATGTCAGAGGTAACTCTTAAAGAGGTTTACGCTAACGGTTTCGAGTCTGATGTTGAATCACAGATGGCTGAGATTGTCAAGTTTCTTAAGAAGGAAGCCCGCAAGATTACTGGCTCTACTGTCAAGCTTACTAAAGAGGGTGAGATTGACATTCGTGTCGAGAACTCCTCAAGAGTCCGTTCTTGGGTTACAGCCGTTATGGAATACAAAGTCGGTGGTATGGAAGAGGCTGCTATCGTAGGCGAAGCAACCGAAGACAAGCTCGCCGCCGGGTGGCAAAAGTTTATGTCCCAGGGCGGTCTTGGAACACGCCCCCCTAACGATAAGAGACCAAAAAACTCGGGAGAAAAAAAATGAAGATAACAAAAGAAAGACTAAAAAAGATTATCAAAGAAGAGATGAATTCTCTTTCCTATGGTGATGAGTTAGGTTCAACAGAACCACAATACGACACAGGAATGCGTAGCCCAGAGCAGAAATTAATTCATGCCCTTGCCGCTCGTGCTAGATTAGATCAAATGACCGACCAACAGATTGAAGAACTAGCAGCCGGTGATCAAGAAGTGATGCAACTAATTCAAGACATGATGGCAAACCAAATGCTTGACAATCCAAGAATGTAAAGTAAGATGAATGCCAAGATTAACGAAAAAGCAGATACTCAAAGAAGTCGTTAAGTGTGGTAAAGACCCCTCTTACTTCCTCAAAAACTATGCCCGCATCTCTCACCCGATGCATGGGCTTATGTTGTTTAAGACCTACGATTATCAGGATGTCTTACTAAACGAATTTAACGACTATCGCTTTAACATTATCAATAAAGGTCGCCAGCTAGGAATCTCAACGATTACGGCTGGCTACATTGTTTGGATGATGTTGTTTCACAGAGACAAAGCCATCCTTGTTATGGCTACCAAGTTTGAAACAGCAGGCAACTTGGTTCGCAAAGTCAAAAACATAATGAAGAACCTTCCTGACTGGATCAGGATTGCTAGCATCACCACCGACAACCGCACATCTTTTGAGTTGTCCAATGGTTCTTCAATCAAGGCTGCTTCAACATCGGGCGACGCTGGTCGCTCTGAGGCTCTGTCCCTGCTTGTTCTTGATGAGGCAGCACACATTGAGGGTCTAGAAGATCTCTGGACTGGTCTCTACCCAACGCTATCTACTGGTGGTCGCTGCATTGCAATCTCAACACCAAATGGTGTTGGCAACTGGTTCCACAAAACTTGCGTAGGTGCCGAGAGCAATGATAATAATTTCAAACTCACGACACTTATGTGGGACGTTCACCCGGAAAGAGATGAAGAATGGTTTAAGAAAGAAACCAAGAACATGTCCAAAAGACAAATCGCACAGGAGTTGGAGTGCAACTTCAATACTTCAGGCGAGACAGTTGTCGATCCATCAGCGATTGAATGGATGATGTCCATGGTAAAAGAACCAAAGCATAGAACTGGCTTTGATAGAAACTTTTGGATTTGGGAAGAGCACGATCCAACCTGCAATTATCTTATCGCTGCTGACGTTGCAAGAGGTGACGGTGCTGATAGCTCCACATTTCACATTTTAAAATTAGAAACGATGGAGATCATTGGAGAGTATCAGGGCAAACCTACACCCGATCTCTATGCCAACATGCTCAATCAGGTTGGACGAGAGTTCGGCAATGCCATGATGGTAGTCGAGAATAATTCAATCGGTTACACCGTCATAGACAAGCTTATAGAGTATGCTTATCCTAATCTTTATTATTCCATTAAGTCTACACATGAATATATCGACCAGCACTTAGGGGAACACCGCACCGGAACTATCGCGGGTTTCTCTACAACAAGCAAGACTAGACCCCTCATTGTTGCTAAGTTAGAAGAGTTTATAAGAAACAAACTAATTAAAACGTATTCTTCACGTTTGGCAAATGAATTTAGAACATTTATTTGGAACAACGGGAAGCCACAAGCAATGCGAGGGTATAATGATGACTTGGTGATGGCTCTTGCGATTTGTTGCTGGGTCAGAGACACGGCAATCCAGTCGAATTCCAGAGACCTTAATTACCAAAAAGCTTTTGTTGACGCTATTATGACTTCCAAAACCACCTTGAACACCCAGATAAGGGGACAAATTGGCTACACAGGAGAAGATCAAACTAGTAAAATGAACGAAGCAAAAAATCTATATTCCCAATATATGTGGATAATAAAGTGAGAAACTAAATGGCACAAAGAAATCCAAAGCAAGGCAAGAATCCAGCAAACAGAGGCTCCCAATTATTTCAGTCTCTTACACGGCTATTTTCGGGACCTATCATTAGCTATCGATCAGAGTCTGGTCGCAAAATTCGTAGACAACATCTTGATAAGTATTCTACAAAATTTAAATCTGCTTCCGGGCAGCAGTTCAAGAAGCAGAGCTACAATCCTTTGGACACCATTGCTGCCAATGCGATTGGCAATCAACGCCGCGCAGAGCGCTACATCGACTTTGATCAAATGGAATACACCCCAGAGTTAGCCTCCGCTCTTGACATTTATGCAGACGAGATGACTACATTCTCTGCTCTATCTCCGATGTTAAATATCAAATGTCGCAATGAAGAAATCAAAGCAGTTCTGAATATTTTGTACCATAATGTGATGAGCATCGAGCACAATCTTTTTGGCTGGTGTCGCACGATGTGCAAGTATGGCGATTTCATTTTATATCTTGACATTGACGATAAAATTGGAATCCAATCAACAATTGCTATTCCTCTGCAAGAAGTTGAGAGACTTGAAGGTCTAGATGCCACAAATCCGAATTATGTACAATATCAGTGGAACTCTGCTGGAATGACTTTCGAGAACTGGCAGATTGCTCACTTCCGCATTCTTGGCAACGATAAATACTCCCCTTATGGAACCTCTGTTCTTGAGCCAGCCCGACGCATTTGGCGCCAACTAACACTCATGGAAGACGCGATGATGGCTTACCGCATTGTTCGCTCTTCTGAGCGAAAGGTTTTCAAGATTGATGTGGGTGCTGTCCCGCCGCAGGAAGTAGAACAATTTATGCAGAACATTGTAACTAAGCTTAAGCGCCACACGATCGTTGATAAAGATACCGGACGCATCGACCTACGTTACAATCCGATGTCTATCGAAGAAGACTATTACATCCCAGTTCGTGCTGGGTCTGTGACCGACATTCAAAGCCTTGCAGGTGGGCAAAACACAACTGCAATTGACGATGTCAAGTATCTTCGTGACAAGCTCTTTTCAGCGATAAAGATTCCACAGGCTTATCTAACGATGGGCGAAGGAGCGCAGGAAGACAAGACCACGCTTGCGACCAAAGACATTCGTTTCGCTCGCACCATTCAAAGATTACAACGCTCTGTGCTTCATGAACTAGAGAAGATTGGAATTGTCCATCTCTACACTCTTGGCTACAGAGGCGAGGATCTTATAAACTTCAAGCTTGCTCTTAACAACCCAAGCAAGATTGCAGAGCTACAAGAACTCGAACACTGGAAGACCAAGTTTGATATTGCTGCGTCCGCAACAGAAGGCTTCTTTTCTCGTCGCTGGGTTGCCGATAACATCTTTGGCATGTCCCACGAAGAGTTCCTTCGCAACCAGCGCGAAATGTTCTATGATCGCAAACACGATACAGCACTTGAAAGTGTTGCCGAAGCAGCCGCAGGCGGTGGCGAAGGTGGTGGTGACGCCGGAGGTCTTGACCTTGGCGGTGGCGACGAGGGCGGCTTAGATCTTGGTGGCGATGAAGGAGGCGGTGATCTAGACCTCGGTGGCGATGAGGGCGGTGGTGATGAAGGTGGGGGTGACGAAAGCGCACTTCTAGCAGAGCCTCCGGGTTCTCGCAACTCTCCGCGCCTAGCCAAGTCACTTGGCAAGCGCGCAAGAACAGGAGACAAATACACAACCAAGGGCGCAAAGGGTAAAGTTTACCAAAAGGTGGCAACTGACAAAAGACCACAAGGTGCTAGAACTCGCAATTATGCAGGCGTCCCCACCCCCGAAATGAACACCTATCGAACGAACAATCTTGGCGCTTCAGAGTTAAGATCACTATCAAGAGGCATTTATGAAGAGCAAGACCCTAATTACTTGCGAGACCAAGAGGAAGAGCAATCTCTTCTAGAGGTCGATAGTTCAGTTAAAATGCTTATCGAAGGTCTAGAAATAAAGACAACGGAGAACGATAATGAAGAATAAACACAACAAGAAGCGCAACACAGCCTTTGTTTTCGAGGCTTTGGCTCGTGAAGCCACTGTTGCCATCATAAAGGGAGACAACGAAAGAAAAGAAAAAGTTGTCTCTATTGTGCGCAAGCACTTCACTAACGACTCGTTGTTGAAGAAAGATCTTGAATGCTACCGCTCACTCTATGAAAACCAAAATCTAGATGAGCCAACTAGCAAGAAAATCATGGAAGCCGCGTTGGCAGCTAAGCGCCTTATTGATCCAGATGGATTGTTCAAGCAACAGACTGAAATTATAAATGACATCAATAAAGAGCTAGAGCCAAAGACTTTCAATAACTTTGTTCCAAACTATAAGTCACTGGCGACAATAGCTAAGATGTTTAACACAAATTCCCCCAAGCAATCGGTAATGCTTGAATCAAAAATTGTTAAAGGAATGACTGAAACGATTGAGGCTCAAGCCCTTGAGACAATCGATTCACTTACTTTTACTACTTTTACGAAGAAGTTCAACGAAAAGTACGGAAACTCCTTATTAGAAGAGCAAAAGAATCTTCTAAACAATTACATTTCATCATTCTCCCACGATGATCTTGAGACCAAAATCTACCTCAACAGAGAACTTGGTAGATTAAAGCAGTCACTATCTGAGGCAGTCAGCGCAGAAGAAATTGCAAATGACCCTGAGATGATTCGCAAGACAAATGCCGTGAGAGAAAAGCTTGACAACTTATCGAAAGAAACAAGCTTAAACGAATCTACCCTGTTGACTATCTTAAAGACGCAGGAGTTAGTAAAGGAAATCTACGACGATGCCAGTAACAGTTAGAATTGTCCCAATCCCAGAACCAGTTAAGGTTACAATAAAGCCGAAATCACCCCCTCCTACTGTAACACTTGAGCTTGACATCCGTAAGTCGCTCAGTGGTGATCTCATGATCTTTGATCATAACGACCTAGACATTGTTCTTTCTGGCAAAGACAAAAAAATTACTGCATTTCCAAAGCAGACAATGACCGACTTCACCTACGGAGCACAGAATAGATTATTTGCACACCTAGCTCGCAAAGGCATTGTTATGCCAGAGTCAATCCAGGGTGGCTCTTATTATGGTGCCATGGAAGCACAGCTACAAGAAGTCGCAGATGGTAAGTTAAACGCTGCCAAGTTTGCCCTTGTAAGCATCGAAAGGTTTATCAAAGAAGAGAAACCTTACTATGATAATGTTGAGACAATTGTAGCCGGCGTTGAAGATGAATACACTGACCCTGATAAGACCGATTCAACAGAACTCGGCGAAGTCCCGCAACGCGACGAACAGGGCTCCATTCGCCCTGGCTATGGTAGAGGAAGCTCTTACACCATGTCTTACATGTACACAATCTAGGAGCCCATTATGTCAAAAAAAATGAAAGTCATAATGGAAAGCTGGGACAAATTTGTTTTGCAAGAGGCTCCTCTTGAGACAGTCGGAGATCTAAGAAAGCTTATTAAAACTCATAGAGCCAAAGAGGCTGGCAAGGAATTGGGTAAGAAAGCCGCTGAAGCAGCAATAGAGCAAATCCCAGTTGTTAGCAACATCTTTTCGCTTTGGAAAGGCGCCCAAGATGCCAAAGAAATTGTAGGCAAGCTATACGGTGCTGAAGATTCTTTTAAATCAGCGACCGGCTTAGACAGGCTAAACGTCGATGATGACGTATCTAAGATTGTAGATGACCCAATCGAGGTGGCATTTATCAATGATCTACTGAAAGCAATGGAAGACATGGATGATCTAGCTCCAATTCCAGATGTCAATGATGAGCTTCAAAAATACTTAGCTGACAAATTTAACAGCAATCAGGTCAAGAAATAAATGGAACTTCTATTATTCGTCCTCATAGCCTACGGACTAACACAAATTTTAGTCTATAGCGACATGCCCATAATAAAAAAACTAAGACCTCACAAGGAATCCTACAAGGGTTATGGCAAGGTTTTTCACTGCCCCATGTGCATGGGTTTTCACGTCGGTTGGTTTTTGCTCCTTCTTTCTCCTTGGACCGAACTATTTACGTTTGACGCTACAATAGTCAATGCTTTTCTATTTGGTTGTCTTTCATCTGCTACCTCCTATGTTCTAAACATGGTGTTTTCAGATGAAGGAATTCAAATAAAGCATAATTACAAGCATGACACTTTTTTCACAGAGGAATAAAAAATGAAAATCACCAAAGAAACACTAAAGCAAATAATCAAAGAAGAGTTTGAGGCAATGCAAGGCGCAGAACTTGCAGAGGACGACGATCCCTACGGACAAAAGGGTGTCAAACCATCCAATGTTACCCGTGAGATGAATAGAGACTTAAACAATGCTCTCTATAATTTTATTGTAGGTTACAAGAAAGATGGCTGGGATGTCTTCAGAGTAGTCGAGATGGTTAACGATATGGTAAAGCGCGCCGCCGAAATGGCAGAGAAGGCTTAATGAACAACTTTCTACTATCTAAATGGGGACTACAACCAGTACGTCGTTGCTGTAAGGGCTCCTAACTCGCGCGGGTAACGCCCGCCCAAAGGAATAAACATGGAAACTACAAAACAAAGAATTAAAGAAATTCTTAAAGAAGAAATAGACTCCGCAATCAATGAGCAGCGCCCACCTCTGCCGCCACCGCCTCCTAGGCGTCCGGCGCAAAAACCAGCCAGAAAGTTGCCACCCCCGCCACCTAGATCTAAGGCTTCTAAATCAGCCAGAAGACCACCACCCCCTCCAAAAAAGACTCAAGGCAGTGCCGATGAGAAGACTTTTGACCGCTTTACCAAACTGCTTCATAAAGTAATCGTTAGGGGATTGGGCTCAGAAGCATCCGAAAGAGATATTCTAGAAGCTTTAATTTACTTTATGAATGAAGCCGGCGCGGGCATTCCGCGCGGTGGCAGAAATCCAGAAAAATCAATCGGAAACTGGTTTGACTCTACTGATCAAGATGTCACCAAGGTTCTTAGAACAACCTTTGTTAAAGCCACTAAAGGAATTAAAGCTTATAAACAGCAAATGAGAAAAAGATGAAACTACTAAGAGAATTTTACGAACTATGCGACGGAGGAATCTGTCACGATCTTTTGACCGAAGACGAAAAGAGGCAGGTTGCCGAAGGTGCGACTTTTCTTACGGGCAAGCTACAAGAAGCCGATGTCCAAAATGGAAATGGTCGCGTTTACCCTTTTAAGGTTTTAGCCCGAGAGGTCCAGAACTACGAAAAGCTAGTAAAAGAAAACAGAGCACTCGGCGAACTAGACCACCCCGATGATTCAGTCATTAACCTAAAAAACGCATCCCACATGGTCACAGCTATTTGGATGGAAGACAAAGCTGTTATGGGCAAGGTAAAGGTTCTTAACACCCCGTCAGGACAGGTTCTTAAGTCTCTTGTGGAATCGGGCGTCAAGCTTGGCATCTCCTCTCGTGGCATGGGCTCTGTGTCTGAAGCTGCTGGCAATGTCGTTGTCCAAGAAGACTTCCAGCTTATTTGTTTTGACTTTGTATCCGAGCCCTCAACCCCGAATGCATTTATGATGCGAGAAGCAAAAGAGTTTAACAACAAAGTGTTTACGAAAGCAGATCGCATTAACAGATTACTCAACGAAGTATTGAAGGAACAATGAACAAATCACAACTCAAGAAGCTAATCAAGCCAGTCGTAAAAGAGTGCATCCAAGAAGTCCTCATAGAAGAGGGTCTTCTTACTGAGGTCGTGTCTCAAGTTACAGCCGGCTTAGCTAAGCAGCCAATTGTAGAAAACAAGCCAAAGAAAATAGACAACAACCTATTTAATGAAGACTTGCAAATGCAACGCAAGTCCCGAGAGGCGAACAAGAAACTACAAGAGCATCGCAGAAAGTTGCTAGACTCAATTGGTGAAGGTGCCTACAACGGCGTAGATTTGTTTGAGGGCACCGAGCCCATGAAAAACTCATCATCGCCCGGCGGCGCGCACAGACCAGATGTCCTCGGCGACGATCCCAACGATGCAGGCGTAGATATCTCTTCCCTCATGGGACAAGCAGGCAAAGTTTGGCAAGCCATTAAATAGGAATAACAATGAGCAGAAGAAAGGGCGCTAACGTTGCTGTAAAGGCAAGAGAGTGTCGTGGGAACCACGACAAGATGATCCGCAAGTTTATCAAGAAGTGCAAAAAAGCCAAGATAATAGAGCAGATTAGAGATAGAAGATATTTTAAAAAACCTTCCGATGCAAAGCGCCACGCAAAGCAGGCAGCAATTCGCAGACAGAAGCGCGATGTTGCCAAGCAAAAGGCTAAAGAGGCACGCCGCGAAAGAAATAGTTGAGACTATTTATTTACGACTATGTAAAAACGGAGGTTTCTTATGTCTAACTTTATCAAGTCCTACCAAGCGAATGTAGGACTGAATCACACACCAGCCTATCAGGTCAGCGGAAGGCCATTCGCGACTGGCTCTGTTAATGTTGCCGTATCGACTAAGGTTGATTTTCCATATTTAACAAGGTGGTTTCAAGTTATCAACAAAGGAACAACTCCAGTTAATGTCGGCTTTTCTAGCGCAGGAGTAACTAACTTACCAGCAGGCGGAACAAACTTCATTGCAGTTGATGCTAGTAGCTCTAGCGGCTATGGAAAGAGCGATGTTTATGAAATAAAAATATCAGAGCTTTGGCTTTCAGGGTCTACATCTATTGATGTTATCGCAGGTCTAACAACTGTTCCTATAGAGAGGGCAACGGTTGCCAAGGGACCTAGCTTCTCAGGTTCTGTTGGGGTGGGTTGATAAATGGCTCAGTTTGGATGGGCATATGTAAACTGTGATGATAGTAGCGGCGCCAGCAACGGCGTTCGTTATGTTTCTGGTTCTGTTGTAACAGCCTCCTCTACATTTATTTATGATGTGGACGCCGCCAAGGTTACTCTAGACGGAAATCTCGAAGTCAATGGCGCAATCACCGCCAGCTTCTTCGTGATAGATCAGACAGAAGTTCTCTCTGGTTCTACAATTTTCGGCAACACCACAGACGACACCCACCAGATAACTGGCTCATTATTTGTAGGACCCTCTTCTAGCGCACCAATTTTCAAAGTTGACTCTTTTACAAGCCAATCTGTTACTGCCGGCTTTAGAGTCTCTTACTTGTCTATTAGTGGATCTGGGTTAACTTCGTCAAACCTTAACTACATTATTGGGGTTACTGGATCCGGCACCATAGAGTTCAGGATTCACTCTGCCTCAGTCGCCGGTGCAGGCGGAATCCTATTGGTGAAGGATGAATCGACTTCTCGATCGGGTCCAATCACACTCTCTGCCTCCAGCGGAGACACAATTGATGGTGACTCATCTTATGAGATTTCTGGCTCTAGCCCTGCTATCTCGCTTTACTCCAATGGCTCTAACTGGTTTGTATTCTAAAATAGGAGATTTGTAATGGCTTACAACGCTCTTACCGGAACAGTTATAGCAAACAGAGATCCGGTCTTTGCCCCAAGTTCAAACGGCGGATCTCACTCAAACGCTATTCATGGCGAGTTTCATGGCGAAGGTATGTACCTTCAAAATGTTGCTCGCGTAGTAGCAAACGACATAAATGATTATCTCGTTACCCTTGGTAATCAAGAACAAAGTTTGGTCGGAGAGCCAAATCTAAGATTTAATGGTTCTCGCCTTTATGTAAATGCGCCAGTAACTGCATCTGCATTACATCTTACTAATCTGCCTGATCTTGATAATCCCGATGCAACAGTGTTGCTGGCTATAGATGAAAACGGAAACGTTTTTAAAAGCAGTCCAACACCAACTAGTGGACCTCTCTATTCCATTCAGTTTGAGGGCAACAACAATAGCATCACTGGATCGTCTAGTTTTATTTTTAATCCACTATCATCCAGCCTCTATGTGTCTGGAGCTATCAGTGGCTCAGCAATGCAGCTAAGTGGGCTTAGTCAAAGCCCGAACCCAGAAAACACAACATTGATTGCAATCGATGATGATGGCAATTTGTTTAAAAGCACCCCGCCCCCATCGGTAGGACCAATCTATTCACTGCAATTTGAAAACGACAACAACAGCGTGAGCGGATCTGATAAGTTTACTTATAACCCAGGCGCTAATCAGGTCAACCTAAGCGGCAATCTAATAATTTCAGGAAACATTACAGCCCACACGTTCGACATTATCCACACAGACATTGTTGAAATCGATGCCTCTGGTTCTACATTTTTTGGAAATAGTAACGATGATGTTCATGCTCGCACCGGGTCGCTTTCTATCCTGTCTTCATCTGCGGAGCAATTTGGCGTAGATGTAGAAAACAAGATTACAACAATCAACACGGGCATCGTTCTGAACAGAGTGGCGATCACCACCAATTACACAGCCAAAAAGTCAAATTACATTATAGGGGCAGACTCCACAAGTAATCCGATAACGGTAACACTACCCGACGCCAGCACCTTATCTAGTGGACATGCGTTTATTGTAAAAGACGAAGGGGGCGCCGCTTACGCAAATAGCATAACGATTTCAGCGTCAGGATCACAAAAAATTAATAACTCAAATACAGCAGTTTTGGAAGTGCCCTATTCATCTATCCAACTTTATTGCAACGGCACCAGTGGATTCTTTATTTTCTAATTTCCACTAATGCTCTAAGTTCCTATTTATGAGTGCATAAGCAGGACTACGCTCCTGTTTATCTTACGACATTATAGGAGGATTTTATATGTCTAATTACGTTCCCGCAAAGGGTACTCAGGATCCACTCTGGAAGGGTGGTGGTCTTGAGGTTTCCGGTTCAGGCGTCTTGCGCGTTTCTGGTACTGGTACAAATGGTGAGGATATCCATCAGGATTTCCAAGATCACCTTGGTATTACTTCCGTTGAGACTCGTCTCTCTCTAGCAGAGGATGAGGAAGCTGCTGACATGCTCTCTCTCGACACTCGCATTTCTACTCTAGATTCAGAGCAGGATGCCGATCAAGCTTCTCTTGATCTTCGCATCTCTACTCTAGATTCAGAGCAGGACGCTGATCAAGCTTCGCTCGATCTCCGCGTTTCTAACGAAGAAGATGCCCGTGTTGCTGGCGATGCTTCACTCACAACCCGTCTTTCTGACGAAGAGGATGTTCGCGCTGCCGCAATCACCTCTAACGATGCTGCTCACGTCTCTATTGACACCCGCATCTCTACTCTCGACTCCGAGCAAGACGCTGATCAGGTTTCACTTGACGCACGCATCTCCGCTCTAGACTCTGAGCAAGATGCTGAGCAGGCTTCTATCGACACCCGCATTAGCGCACTTGACTCTGAGCAAGACGCCGAGCAGGTTTCTATGGATGCCCGCATGGGCGACGTTGAAGGTAACCTTTCTGCTGAGGTTTCTACCACCAACTCTGAGATGACTTCAATGCAGACTCGCGTCTCCAATGAAGAAGATGCTCGTGTTGCTGGTGATGCTTCACTCACAACCCGCCTAAGCTCCGAAGAATCTCTAGCTCTCGCTGAGTTCGCTTCTGTTGACCTCCGTGTCTCTGCCCTCGACAGCGAGCAGGATGCCGATCAGGCTTCTCTCGATGTAAGAGTTGGCGCTGAAGAAACCGCTCGTGGTGCTGCTGATGCTTCACTCACAACTCGTGTTAGCGACGAAGAGGACAACCGTGCTGCTGCAATCACTGCTGAAGCTTCTAGCCGTCTCTCTGGCGATGCTTCTGTAGGGGTCGTCATGGCTGCTGCTGATGCCTCTCTCAAGTCACTCTACGAGGCTGCCGATGTTTCTCTCACAACTCGTGTTAGCAACGAAGAAGACAACCGTGCTGCTGCAATCACAGCCGAAGCTTCTAGTCGCCTCTCTGGTGATGTTTCTGTCAAGGCTCTCCTTGATGCTGAGATCGCTGCTACCAACACTGACGTTGGTTCCCTAGACACCCGCGTTGGCAACGAAGAAGGCGCCCGTGCTGCTGCTGACGGTTCTCTACAGACTCGCTTCTCTGACGCTGACTCTGTTGAGATTTCTGTCCGCGCTTCTGCTGACGCTTCTATCGTCGCTATGCACGAAGCTGATGAGGCTTCTATCAACACCCGCATTGGTAACGAAGAAGGCGCCCGCGCTACTGCTGATGGTTCTCTAACCACACGCCTAAGCGCTCAGGAGTCTAAGGAAGTTGCTGATGTTGGCTCTATCGACACCCGCGTTAGCGCTCTCGATTCAGAGCAAGACGCCGATCAGGTCTCCATTGATTCACGCATTGGCGATCTAGAAGGCAACTTCTCCGCTGAAGTTTCTGTCACTAACTCTGAGGTCGCTTCTGTCGATGTCCGTGTTTCTGCACTAGATTCTGAGCAAGATGCTGACCAAGCTTCACTTGACCTTCGCGTTTCTAACGAAGAAGACGCTCGTGTTGCTGCTGATGCTTCTTTGACAACGCGCCTATCTTCTGAAGAGTCTCTAGCACTTGCTGAGTTCGCTTCTGTAGACCTTCGCGTTTCTGCTCTAGATTCTGAGCAAGATGCTGATCAGGCTTCTCTAGACACCCGTGTTGGTAATGAAGAAGGCGCTCGCGCCGCTGCCGATACTTCTATCGTAGCTCGCTTCTCTGACGCTGATTCTGCTGAGGTCTCTGCGCGTCTCTCCGGTGATGCTTCTGTCAAGGCTCTTCTTGACGCTGAGATTGCTGCAACCAACACTGACGTTGGTTCTCTTGACACCCGCGTTGGTGCTGAAGAGGGCGCACGCGCCGCTGCTGACGGTTCTCTAACTACACGCCTATCTTCTGAAGAGTCCCTAGCTCTCGCTGAGTTCGCTTCTGTTGACGTTCGCGTCTCCGCACTTGATAGTGAGCAGGATGCTGATCAGGCTTCACTTGACCTCCGCGTTTCTAACGAAGAGGACAACCGTGTCGCTGCTGACGGTTCTCTAACCACGCGCCTATCTACCGCTGAGTCTATGGTTGCTTCTTCTGATGCTTCCCTAGCTGTTGTAGACGGTTCTCTAGAGGTCCGCATTAGCTCACAAGAGTCCAAGGAAGTAGCTGACGTTGGTTCTCTCGATTCTCGTGTTTCTGCACTTGACTCTGAGCAGGACGCTGAGCAGGCTTCTCTAGACACCCGCATTAGCACACTTGACTCTGAGCAAGACGCTGATCAGGTCTCTATTGATTCACGCATCGTTGACCTAGAGGGCAACTTCTCTGCTGAGGTTTCTACCACTAACTCCGAGGTGTCTTCTGTTGACGTTCGCGTCACAGCACTCGATAGTGAGCAGGATGCCGATCAAGCTTCACTTGACCTCCGCGTTTCTAATGAAGAAGACGCTCGTTCTGCTGCTGATACTTCTCTCACCTCACGTCTAAGTGTTGAAGAGTCTGCTCGTGCATCTGCCGACAGTGCCCTTCTCGCAGAGATGAAGGATATTGAGCGTATCGCTGGCGCGACACTCGGCGCTTCTAACAAGCACCACATCGTTGCTAACGCTTCTGGTCAGACCTTCACCCTACCTGCTGCTCCAAGCGAGGGTGATTTCTGGTTCATTAAGAACCACGACGGTGTTGACGCTACCTGCATTATTGCTGGTAACGGTAACATGATCGACGGTCAGGCTAGCATCACTCTAGACGTTCCAAACGTTGCCATCAAGGTCGTTTACGACTCTGCTACCGGCGGCTGGTTCATCTTCTGATAACTGCTTAGTGTAACTCTAAGGGGGCACCTTTTCGAAGGTGCCCCCTTTTCGTTTTGTTGGTTCTCAAACAGATTCGTGCTACTATTTATCATTGCTTACGCTGGAGGGCAAAAAATGAAAATAAGCAAGAATGTTAAAATTGGCATTACAAGCAAATGTGATGAAAACCTATTTGGGAATGGACTGAACCAAAATGTCTGGTTTCTTTATAGACTATTACAGGGCGCTGGGTACGACGTAAATCTAGTGTCCGAATCAAGCAAGCATTATGGCAAGAAACTAATAACCCATAACATTCAACAACTGACTGCTGAAAACATCAAAGAGTACGACATGATTATGGAGTGTGCTTTTGCTCTTGAGCACAAAGCCTCTGAAGCTCTATTAAGATCGGGAGGCGTGCGAATTGGAATTCAATATGGCAATCGACTCCTGATCGATTTAGAAAACATGTTGTTTAAACCAGAGAATAGTGGAATTGGAAAAAAAGACATTCATGAAATCTGGTGTTCTCCACACTTTGAATTCTCAATCCCAGCCCTTGAAATCTTAGAAAAAACAGAGATGCATGTATGTCCCTATGTGTGGAGCCCTGATGTTGTTACCCACACTTACATAAATCACAAGGTTGATCCGTTCTTTAATCCATCGACTAACATAAACAACATTTCTTTCTTTGAGCCCAATCTCAACATTGTCAAGTCTTGTATGATTCCATGCATTATAGTCGAAGATCTCTACAATAGAAGACCAGAACTAGTAGGAGATGTCTATAATTTTGGCGCCCTTAAACTTGAAAAGCACAAAACTTTTCTCACGATGTTGAGCAAGCTAAACATCAAGAAAGATAAGAAAATTTCTTTTGAAGGTCGCTATAAGTTAGTGTGGGCTCTTCATAAGCAATTCGCAGGCACAATTGTCAGCCATCATTGGATGAATGGTTTGAATTACTTACAGCTTGAGGCAATGTATTTTGGAACACCGATTGTCCACAACTCAGAGTTCTTCAAAGAGCATGGCTATTACTATCCAGAATGGGATGCGAAAAAGGGGTCTGCCCAGCTTCAACGTGCTATTGAAACTCATAAAGGAGTCTATCTCAAAGAACGTGAAAGAGATAGAGAAAAACTGTGGCAATTTCATCCCGACAACCCTAAGAACATCCTGGGTTATTCTGAGTTAATCGAAAATGCTCTCGCAAAGCATTTGAAGAAATAAATAAACAAAACTATTTATTGTGAAAAAAGGGGCATAGATGGCTTATAACATTTTAAAAGATGATGTAGAGTTCAGTGGCGTAAACCTGGGCAACATCGAAGACATGATTAACGATCATGCAAATCAGTCAGTCGGCGGCGTCAAGACGTTTACCAGCACAGTCACAGCTTCAGCAGGTGTCTCTGCCTCCGTCTATTACGGCAACGGTGCTAATTTATCTGGAATCTCAGTTACGCCGGGCGGCGTTGATAGATCCATCCAGTTTCATACAGCTAGTGCTCTGTCTGGCAACGCTAATTTTATTTTTGATGGCTCCAACGTTACCCTTACAGGAGAGCTTTCAGCATCGTTTATTTCGGGCTCTGGCGCGAACATTTTCAACTTAACACCTGCCAACATAAATGGCACGCTAAATGCAAATCAAATAAACTTGGGTCAAGGATTAGAAGACGACTCCAACAACATTAGAATTAAATTAGATAGCACCCCTGGCATCGCACGCGCCAACAGCGGAATCAAAATCGATGTTGACTCGCTATCCTCTGCTGGTTCTTTGGCAGATGCTGACATTCTTTTGGTGGACAAATCAGGTAATAAAAAAACTACAGCCGTTGCAATTTACAATTATGTAAACGGGAAATTGTCAATCCCAACAGTCGCCGGCTCCAACACTCAAATCCAAATTAATGATTCTGGAGATCTTGGGGCAAGCGCTAATTTAACATTCAATTCAACTTCCAACACCCTCGCCACCACAACGATTTCGTGTTCTGCAAACATATCGGCTTCTGCATTTATTGGGGATGGTTCACAACTACAAAACGTAGGCGGGCAAAACGCTTACAACAGCTTTACAGCTAATTATACTGTAGCCTCTAGCCACGATCTTATGGGAATTGTCACAACTGGCTCAGCGATAACGGCGTCATTGCCAGCAGCGTCCACTTTGAGCGCAGGAAGAAGATTTACTTTTAAAGATGTCAGCGGCAGTTGTTCTGGCTCAAACCACATAGTTATTAGTGCTAGCGCTTACTCCTCCGCAGGTGACCGAATTGACGGACAAGGAGTTGTAAAAATTCAAGCCGGCTTTGGTGCTATCACGATTGCTTCTGACGGTGTTGCAAGCTACTTCATAGTGAGTACGAGCTAATGGCTTCTTTAGTCTCAGGCTCTAATCAATGGACTCTAGTGACAGATGTGACAGATTTTTCTTCTGTAGCAACCGCTTATGTGGATCTGACCGACACATCTACTTGGACGCAGGTTGATGTAAACTCTGACATTAAAACTTTGGCAGCCAGTGGAAGCAACTTTAATAGAATCACAATGAACGCAATGACCGGCAGCACCAATAATTGTTGGATTGCTGGCTCTACTTGCGATGCACCTAGGTGGCACACACCTCTTTTCACAACGGACGCCACAGGACAGGATGTTCGACTTACTAGCAACGACACATTTCTTCTTGCAATAAAGTTGGAACGTGGCACTATCACCGACTCTTGGAATGCGAATGTTATTGCTGGAGTTTGCGCAGATCCTACCTCCGCAACTCTCAACACCATAGATGGCTGTGGCGCATCGTTTATTAATACTGCCACGGCGGTTCCTGATTATGGAGTTTGGACTGGGAATAGCTCACAGCATGCTGGAGATAACGACGCTGCGGGTTGTTTTGTAGGATGCATCATGGCGTCGGGACTTGCCCAGTCAACATCAGTTGTCTTTGAGTCAGACGGAACGTTCAACAATAGAGCCAGCAAAAATAACACAAAAAATGCCATGAGCGCAGATATAGACCTATTTTTAATAGTCGGCGTTGGCACTAGAGGCACTGGCGATGCTGTTTTGGAAGATGAAGACACATCATTTAGAATACAATACAAGGCTATAAAACTTAGCCCACTAGCATAAGGAGAAGTCATGAGTAGCAAAATAGATTATCAACAGGTTAGCCTAAACTCAGTTTCGGGATTAGACACAGATGGCAACCCATTTGTTGAAGAATGTTACATCATCCCTCTTATCATTCCACTATCTGAAGTAGCTTCTCTATTAAGTGGCTACGACGAAACAGATGCAAGTAGTCCAAATATAGAAACAAGTCGCTCTTTAGCTCGTTTAGTTCTTGCCGCTCTAGAGGCGAAAGTAGACGAAGGGTAGAGTCTGTTGGCGTTTATGAGCCCTCGACAACAAACTACCTGCTTTTAGTTCAATTACATACTATTTAATTTGAAAAACCATCATCATAGGAGTTTTTGTTAATGTCCTCGTTATTAGAACAAGCAATCGTAGACGCCAAGGCGTTGAAGGAAGCCGCAATGAAAAATGCGGAAGCCACAATCATAGACAAGTATTCAGAAGAAGTCAAGTCAACCCTCAACCAGCTATTAGAGCAGGATGAACTTGCAGACCTTATGGGTGGAGAAGGCGCGCCCTCTCCTGATGCTGAAGACACAATGGACGAGGAAGTCGAGAAAGACGAAATTGCCGAAGGTGTTCCAGACTCATTCACAGAAGACGTTGCTGAGCTAGGTGGCGTAAACGAAGGCGACGAAGCGACCGTCACCGTAGACTTTGCAGAGCTTGCTGAAGCTCTCAAGGAACTTCGTGAAAATGACGAAAACGACACTCTTGAAGAAGCTGACGAAGAGACCCTTGAAGAAGCTGTCGAAGAGACAGTAGACGAAGAGATTGAGCTTGGCGAAGACTCCATCATGGAGATGGTTGCCTCTATGCTTGGCTCTGCTGCCGAAGAAGAGGCTGACGCTGATCAGATGCAAATGGCTGGTCTTGAAGAGGCAGGCGTAGAAGGAAGAATAGATTGGGATGGTTTCCGATTCGCACTTCAGCGTGGCTCCGGTGGAGCTTGGATGAGAGAAAACATGCCCGATCTTGATCACGAAGTGATGAAGAAGCTCAGGGACATGATCGACGCAGGAGCCGCTAATAGTTCGCTACAAGACACTTATGAAAGAGCATCTGGTGGTCTTGAAGAAGGCGAAGGAGAAGATCTTTACGAAGAACTCTCCGACGATCTCCTCGACGCAATCGTAGAAAAACTTACCGTAGACATGGGTGCTTCGCTCTCTGGTTGGGCTGGTCGTTCCTCTGAGGACACCAAGCACCAGATGGAGCTTGAGTTGGCGAAACGCCGCAGCACCGACATGGAAGAAGAACTAGAGGCGCTCAAGCAAGCGCAAGAAGAGCTAGTGTTCGAAAACAAGAAACTTAAAAAGAATTTGGCTAACTACCAAGAAGTAGTTAGTTCACTTAAGGAGAGTGTGCAGGATGTAAATCTTAGTAATGCACGACTCCTTTACACCAACCGCACGCTAGGAAATACCTCCCTGAATGAGCGACAAAAACAAAGAATTGTCGAAGCGATTTCTAAGGCTGCTTCGGTTGAGGAAGCGAAGACAATACACGAGACCCTTCAAAGCACAGTGGCGTCCACTCCCACGAGAGGACCACAATCACTAAGCGAAGCTATCACCCGTCCAACTTCCATTATCCGTGCATCTCGTAAGGAACAGCCAAAGGCTGATCCACTTACTACGAGAATGCGTAAACTAGCAGGTATTAATTAAATCAAATTTAAGGAGGATTTATAATTATGTCTAATATACTAGAAAGACTCACCGAGGGTGTAGTCAACCGTGACATGCGTGCAGAGTCCCACGCTCTTCTATCTAAGTGGAAGAAAACTGGTCTTCTAGAGGGTCTTGACAGCGAGCGTCAGCAGAACACCATGTCTCGTCTCCTCGAAAACCAAGCCAAGGAGCTACTCCGCGAGAGCACCACCATGTCAAGCAATGCTGTTGATGGTTTCGCTGCTGTTGCTTTCCCCATTGTTCGCCGCGTTTTCGCTGGTCTTATCGCCAACGATCTCGTCAGTGTTCAGCCAATGAGCCTACCCAGTGGTCTCATTTTCTTCCTAGACTTTACCTTCTCTAGCGAGCTAGGCGAAGCCGGCTCTCAGGCTGCACGTCTTGGTAACGTTGCCGAGAAGTCTGTTTATGGCACCGACAAGGTTGGTTCTGGTATCCAAACTGGTGTTGACCTTACTGACGCTCGTGGCGCAGACCTTTCTGGTCCTCGTACCATCGGTGGCGCTGGTTATGCCTATGGCTCTGACCAGGGAAACAACCTTATTCTTGCTGCGTCCACTGCCACTGTTGCTCAGGTAAAGGCTACCTTTACCCTTGATGGTAGCGTAAGTGCGCCAAACAAGAAGCTTATTGACTTCGATCCAGACCTCTTGGCTTCAACTGACTCCACCCTTGGTGTTGTCGTTCTTGACATTGAGGAAGACAAGTTTACAAGCCCCGACCTTGAAAACATGGCTGCCTTCTCTTTTGAGGAGATTGCTGCTGGTGCTGTTAACGCTGGTAACAACATCTGTACCATGCTGAATGGCATTACTAGCTTCACCGTCGCTGACGGCGAAATTGGTGCTCTCTCACAAGTTAGAAGACTTACCCGTACTGTGTCTGCTGCTGACGCCGCTACTACCGACAAGGCAATTAGATTCTTTATTGTTCTAACAATCGCAGATGTCACTGCTTACGCTGCTGGTCAGACCGGTAACGCTGGTGCTCTTGCTGCCGGTAGCGACAGTGTGCCTAAGCTTGTCTACCCAGAGCGTGACCAGTTCACTTCCTCTGGTGATCCAATCGGTGTTATCGATGGTTACTCATTTGGTCTTGAGGGCTCTAGTGACATCCCTGAGATTGACATCAAGGTCGATTCTATCGCAGTTACCGCTCAGACCAAGAAGCTTAAGGCTAAGTGGACTCCAGAGCTTGGTCAGGACCTCAACGCATACCACAACTTGGATGCAGAGGTCGAGCTTACTTCAATCCTCTCCGAGCAGATTGCTCTTGAGATTGACCGTGAGATCCTTGCTGATCTAGTCAAGGGCGCTACCGCAGCTACCCGCTACTGGTCACGCGCTCCCGGTCTCTTCGTTGACGTTAACGGTAACGAGCTAGGCGCTGCTTCTGCGGCTCCTGACTTCACCGGCACCGTCTCCGAGTGGTACGAGACTCTCGTTGAGACAATCAATGATGTCTCCGCACAGATTCACCGCAAGACTCTACGTGGTGGTGCTAACTTCGTCGTCTGCGGACCAGAAGTTGCCAACATCCTTGAGTTCACCGCTGGCTTCCGTGCAAGCGTCACTCACGACGATGAGAAGGGCTCTATCGGCGCACTCCGCACCGGCTCACTAAGCAAGAAGTTTGATGTCATTGTTGACCCCTACTTCCTCCGCAACGTGGTCCTCGTCGGTCGTCGCGGTGCTTCTTTCCTCGAAAGCGGCTATGTCTACGCACCTTACGTGCCACTACAGACTACTCCCACAATCTTCGGACCAGAAGACTTCGTGCCACGTAAGGGTGTTATGACCCGCTACGCGAAGAAGATGGTTCGTCCAGATATGTACGGTCTAGTCGTCGTCCGTGGTCTCCTAGGTGAGCAAGGCGCTTCTTCCTGATAAGTAAGCCCACTTACTAAACCTAAGCCCCCTGCCCTGTGCAGGGGGCTTTTGTTTTTATAATACTATTTAAAGTAACTTGAAATATTCTCCTCTGGGCGAGGCCACTGCTCTTAGAAAGTTTTATTACCGAGGTGGCTGGTAATAATTCATTGGATAGGACAAGTTATTGCAATAATATAATCATAAAGGAGAAAATATTATGGGAAGTAGAAGATTAGGAGTCAAAAGACTCAACGCCTTGGCTCTACAAGGACAGGGTGTTACCTCACCCCTTCAGCCCGGTGTATCCGGTTCTGTCGGTCATCGTAAAATTATGAAGAGCGGCAACGAAATCACAACCGAGATTTACGTTGATCTCGGTTCATCAGCAGGTGCTTTGGTACAGCCCGGCACTAATGGCTTAGTCATTGGTAACGGCGATAATGCACAAAACGCATACCTAACACAAGTTACTACTGCCGAAAACGGTATTGTTACACTAGTTGAGATGACTTGTGTTGAGTCACCTACTGGCGGTGACACTGACATTGATTTGTCACGTTCTGATACTGCACTTGCATTTTCCGGTTCAACAAACATCGCTTCAGTGATTGACGCTGGTGCAGCAGCTATTGGTGCAGAGGACGCCGCAGAGCTTGATAACAACGCTCTCGCTGATCAGTATCTTTACCTTACTTTTGGTGGCTCCACCGATGGTGCTGCTGGAACAACTTACACTGCTGGCAAGTTCCTCATCAGACTTTACGGTCACGCCGTACCAGACGATCTATAGGGAGTTATAAATGTCTAGAAAAAAAGCATTGAGACGTTTAATATCTCGTAAAAAGGCTGCCGAAGTTAAAGCACCTGCCAAGGCTCCCGCCAAGGCTCCTGCCAAGACAAAAGCACCCGCCAAGGCTCCTGCCAAGGCAAAAGCACCTGCTAAGCCCCGCGCGAGGACTGCTACAAAGAAGGTTGCTCAGTCAGAGTAAATCAAACTAAAGTTTGTTGCCCCCTCATCTAACAAGGTGAGGGGGCTTTTGTTTGCCTTTTCACTATTTACTACGAACAGGAGGCTCTATGAATGCCCACAAACTTACAACCCCTTTCCCAAACAAGTGCGATAATTCTATCGCAGACCGGAACTATCGGTGATGTAGCAGCCGCAGTCCCTTTCGGCGTCTACAACGGCTCAGAATATTTCTTAAGCGGAGCAGCAAAGCAAGTAGACTTTGTTTATAAAAGATTGGGTGGCGATGTTGTAGACATTGAGTTAACAGACTCAAATGTTTATGCCGCTTATGAAGAGGCGGTTTTAGAATACTCTTACATCCTTAACATTCATCAAGGGAAAAACATTCTTCCTGATGCCCTTGGAAAGATAACAGGCACGTTTGATCATAAGGGCGATTCTCTTTCTGGTCCGTCTGGCACCAACTTACAATACCCTAAGGTTACCCTGTCTTACGCCAATAAGGTTGGGGACGCCGTAGCTACCATGGCTGGATTCGGTGGGACAACACCAATTTATTCTGCTTCTTTTACTACAGTCAAGAGTCAGCAAGATTATGATCTACAGACAATTATTTCTGGTGCTTCTGCTACCGGACTCGACGACACAGGTGGAGCCGTAGACTATGCTGGAAAAGTTGGAGACTCAAGGATAATCATCGATAAGGTTTTTTATCGCTCTCCAATCGCTATGTGGCGCTTCTATGGCTATTATGGTGGGGGTATGGGCGTTGTTGGCAATTATTCCTCCTACGGACAATACGCGGACGATTCTACATTTGAAATTATCCCAACTTGGCAAAACAAACTACAAGCAATAATGTATGAAGACTCCCTTTACACTAGAACTTCACACTATTCTTATGAAATCTTTGATAACAAGTTAAGGCTTTACCCGACCCCTCGCGGAGAGGACAACTTTGCTGGATACTTGAACCGCATCTGGGTTCGCTTCCGCATTGTCGATAACTCTTGGGGCGAGAATGGAGACATAAACACAGGTGTCGAAGGCGTCAACAACATTAGCACACTCCCGTTTGATAACATTCCTTACGAAAACATCAACTCTATGGGTAAGCAGTGGATTCGCAACTATGCTTTGGCACTATGCAAAGAAATGTTAGGACAGATTCGCGGCAAGTTCCAGACTGTTCCAATCCCTGGCGAGTCTGTTACCCTTAATTACTCTGCGCTTCTATCCGAGGCACAAAAAGAAAAAGACGATCTTCGACAGAAGTTGACAGACATGTTGAAGGAAATCGAATACACAGAGCTTTCCAAAAAAGAACAAGAGAAGGTCACGGCAGCAGAAGAAACTCTTCGTCGCTCTCCGCTACCCATCTTCGTAGGATAATTAAATGTCAGATAACGAATGGTCCAGACCAACAGCCCCACCTCCTCCATTATTTCTTGGAGAAAAAGAGCGCAATCTTGTCAAGCAAGTCAATGATGAACTTGTAGAAAAGGTCATTGGACAACAGATTCTTTATTACCCCATTGACATGGAAGCCACGAACTTTCATGAACTATACGGCGAAGCTGTAGAAAAAACTTACCTTCCCCCAATAAGAGTTTATGCTCTTGTAAAATTTGATGAAGAGGGGTCATCATATCTCGACTCTGTTGGAATTGATGGGATGTCACAGATAACAGTCCATTTCCATAGAAGAAGGTTGACAGAAGACCAAGATCTTTTTGTTCGTGAAGGAGACTTCGTTCTCTATGGTGAGAGATACTACGAGATTGTAAAGACCTCATCCTCTAGAAAACTTTTTGGTCAAGTAAACCAAACATTTGAAATCTCTGCTACATGCAAGAGAGCACGCAAGGGACTATTCGATGCTACCTGATAACTTTGATTTTGCACAGCTACCTGATGACAGGAAAGACTTTACTCTTGAAGAGATAGGCATGTTGGGTTCTCGCATAGAGGACATTGATTATGCGATAACCTCTTGGCTGAAAGAAGATTTAGATCTTACAACAATGACCAACGAGGGCTACAAAAGAGTGCCAGTTCTATGGCAAACACCAGAACGCGCGTTTCAGATTAAAAATAATCATGACTTAAGACATCCAGTAGATGATGGTGGAGGAGTCATAACTCTCCCTGTCGTGACAGTAGAGAGAACAGCAATAACAAAAGATCCATCAAGAAAAGGTGGTTATCAAGCTCAAATTTTCTCTGATAAGCGCAATGGTCGCACTGGCAGAATGACAATCGCCAAAAGAATCAAGCAAGATAAGACACGTAACTTTGCGGTAGTTGGTAACACTCGCACAAACACATCAGGAGATAGGCAGAAATACTTTCCTAGAGTAAACAAGAAGGTTGTTATCGAAACGCTATCCATCCCTATTCCAATTTATGTCAACCTCGACTACAAGATAATAGTTAAAACAGAATACCAACAGCAGATGAATGATCTTACGCAACCATTCATGACAAGGACAGGTCAAATAAACTCCTTCGTAATGCGTCGAAACGGGCACCTCTACGAAGCTTTCATTGACCAGGGATTTAGCCAAAGCAACAACGTAGCTAACCTTGGAGAGGATGAAAGGCAGTTTACTAGCGAGGTAAACATTAAGGTTCTAGGTTATCTAATCGGCGAAGGAAACAGCGATGACAGACCTATTGTTACGAAAGAAGAAAGCATAGTAGAGGTGACTTTTCCAAGAGAAACCGTCGTCCCTGCGGGCAACGATAACTTTTTAATAGACTAAGCACATCCTGAAGTCTCTTTGGAACTAGTGCTACTATTTACATTATGATTAACGATGCTATTTAGCATCACTTTATAAAGAGAGGTCTAAAGAATGTCAGTAAAAAGCTTTAAATTTGTGTCTCCCGGCGTGTTTATCAACGAGATTGATAACTCTTTCCGCCCTCGCACACCAGAAAACATCGGACCAGTAGTCATTGGACGCGCTGCTAGAGGTCCTGCCATGCAGCCAATTAGGGTTGAGTCATACTCTGAGTTTGTTGAGGTGTTTGGCGATACAGTGCCCGGAAATGCGGGCGGTGATGTTTATCGTTACGGTAACTACCAGACTCCAATGTATGGTACATATGCCGCCAAGGCTTTCTTAAATTCTAACGTTGCGCCCCTTACTTATATTCGCCTACTGGGTACACAAAACGCAAACGCTACCACCGCAGGACAGGCAGGCTGGGAAACAACCGATTCTCCTGCTACCACACTTGCAAGTAACGGTGGTGCTTACGGTCTTTGGATATTTAAAGATTCTGATAAGGCTGCCAACGTTTTGGGAACTGGACAGTTAGCTGCCATTTGGTACCTTGATGATGCATCTACAATTCTTCTATCTGGCGCTTTTTCAGGTGATTCATCAAACGTGACTGCTTCTGTTGGTTCTGTTATCAGCGTTAACAGTAACAACAACTACGTGATACAGGTTACCTCATCAGGCGTATCTGAAAAGTTTGAATTCAACTTCCGACTTGGTGATAGTAAGTTCGCTAGAGGCGTATTTAATACCAACCCACAACTTGGAAATGTAAACGCTAGTAGCTTTTACGATGCTACACTAGAAAAGAAGTATTTCCTTGGTGAAACTTTCGAACAAGAATTGGTAGATGCCGGATTAACAACTACCGGCACCAGCGCCATTGTTCTACCAATAGCACAAGCAGATGTGACCACTATTGGACCACACAAGAATCGTTTTGGGACCCTAGAGGCAGAAACTGGATTTATCCTTGGTCAAGACCTCGGCGAGGCAGCCTCCTACAGTGCCGAGAACGCGCAACAACTGTTCCGCTTTATCGGTCGAGGTCATGGCGAGTGGCTAAATAAGAATGTCAAAATTTCAATCGAGAATGTGAGACCATCAACCACCAGAACTTCTGATTATGGAACCTTCTCGGTTGTCCTTAGATCTCTAAATGATACTGATTCTAGAGTTTCTGTTATTGAACGATTCGATAATCTAAATCTAGATCCAACTTCCGAGAACTTTATTGCAAGAAGAATTGGCAATATGTACATGGAGTGGAATGAATCTGAGCGCAGAATACGTCACTATGGTGAATACCCCAACCTATCTAAATTTGTTAGAGTAGAGATGAACGAAGCCGTCGAAGACGGCGGGGCAGATGCTAAATACCTTCCGTTTGGTTACCAAGGTCCCAAGAAGTATGCTGATGTTTCAAGCTGGTCTGGTGGCGCGTTAACCGCCTCTGATTATATTTACTCTGGTTCTGTTTTTGGTCTACCAACTCTGGGCTATCTTGCCACAAGTAGTGCAGGTACCAATTTAACTACTGCTTCCTTTGCCTTCCCAAGCGTAAGGTTGCGTCTTAGCTCTTCTGACGGCGGACTGCCAGACCAGAAGAACGCTTACTTTGGTATGCAAACTACTCAAACTTCTGGCGGTACACTTCCTGATGCTTCCGTTGCAGAACCACACAGATATTGGCCCGGTACTACCGAAGTTTCTTATTACTTCAGTCTTGACGACGTTGTTGTAAATGCTGATGGCTCGTCTTACTACGAAAGCGGTTCTCGCGCTACGGGCGACAGTCGCACCGCGACAAGTGGCTCTGATTTCTTGATTGAGGACGATGGCTACAATCGCTTTACTGCCCCACTATACGGCGGATTCGACGGATTTGATATCTTTAAGCCCGACCCAATGTTTAATGATGGTATGGGAAGCAACCAGCTTACAGATTATCGCCAAAACACTTATCGCCGCGCCATTGATACAATCGCAGATCCTGAGTTTGTTGACATGAACCTTCTATCAGTCCCCGGTCTTACTAATACCGGACTCACTACCCATATGATTGACGTTTGTGAAGAACGAGCAGACGCAATGGCACTCATAGACCTACCAAATGTCTACAAGCCATTCGCCGAAGGCAATGTAAGTAACCGCCGCGACAGAGTAACAGGCAACGCCACTCAGACTGCCCAAAATCTTCGCACAAGGCAGATTGATTCTTCTTACGGTGCTACTTTCTTCCCTTGGGTACAGACACAGGACGCACCAAGTGGACAGCTACTTTGGATTCCGCCCTCCGTTGCTATGATGGGCGTACTCGCAAGCTCTGAAAGACAATCTCAAGTATGGTTCGCGCCCGCTGGCTTCAACCGTGGAGGTCTTTCTGACGGTGCTGCCGGTATTCCGGTCTCTAATGTTACTCAGCGACTAACTTCTAAGGAGCGTGATACACTGTATGAAGCACGAATCAACCCGATTGCTTCCTTCCCAAGCAGCGGTATTGTAGTCTTCGGTCAGAAGACCCTACAAGAACGCTCCTCAGCCCTCGATAGAATCAATGTTCGTAGACTTGTTATCTACCTTAAGAAGCAAATCTCAATTCTATCTACCCAGATTCTATTCGAGCAGAACGTACAGGCTACTTGGAACCGCTTTAAGGGTCTAGTCGAGCCGTTCCTAGCTAACGTCAAGGTTCAGTTCGGTATCTCTGATTACCGTCTCATCCTCGACGAGAGCACAACAACCCCTGACCTAGTTGATCAGAACATTATGTATGCCAAGATTATGGTCAAGCCCGCCCGCGCTATTGAATACATCGCAATTGACTTTGTGGTGGCTTCTACCGGCGCATCATTTGACGATTGATAAACGGGGGCTTTTGCCCCCACCCACTACTTACTTATGAAAACAGGAGAACCTAACAAATGCCATTCTGGTCAACCAACTTCGGTCAAGATACAACACTAAAAGATCCAAAGCGCAAACATCGCTTTACTGTGGAGTTCCAAGGAATCAACGCAGCCCAAGGTGGAGCCCTATTATGGTACGCCAAGACAGCTACGAAGCCCGGCTTCAATGTCAACGCTGCTGAGCACAAATACCTTGGTCACACCTTCTACTACCCAGGAAATGTAACTTGGGAACAGGTAACAGTTACCTTAGTAGACCCGGTTGACCCAGATGTCACTGCTACTTTTGCTGACATCATGGTTGCTTCTGGCTACACTCCACCAACCGACGCTAACTCCCTAGGCACCGTTTCTAAGGCAAAGGCTACAGGCGCTCTTGGAACCGTCCTAATCACTCAGCTTGATGGTGACGGCAACCCAGTAGAGTCTTGGACCCTATGGAATGCTTTCATGACAAGCCTAAAGCAAGACGACCTTGACTACACAAGTGATGAACTATCTACAACAACCGTAGAGCTTCGCTTTGACTGGGCAAGAGTAGAGACTCTAAACAACTCTTCTGCTGTCAATGGTTCTGGTGGCAACGAGTTCTTCAAAGCCTAATAAGACAATATAAAACGAGAGGTGTAAATTGTCAAGAAATCAGGATCGCCTAGGCGGCGTTCAACAGCCTGATACGAGCCCTCCACCCCAACAAGGTGGTGGGGGTTTCTCGTTTGTAGTCCCCACAGAGTTTGTGGATCTGCCCTCACAGGGGCGTTTCTATGCACAGGGACATCCGTTACACGGACAAGACTCTATTGAAATCAAACAGATGACTGCCAAAGAAGAAGACATTCTCACTTCGAGAACACTTCTAAAGAAAGGCGTCGCACTTGACAAACTAATTGAAAGTCTTATTACAAACAAGACAATCGATCCTTCTACTTTGCTAATTGGTGATCGCAATGCGATTATTATCGCTGCTAGAGTTTCTGGCTATGGCAACGATTATAGAACTAGTGTTCAATGTCCTGCCTGTGAAGAAAAGCAAAATTATGGATTTGATCTAAACTCTGCAAGTATTGTTTATGGCGAGACAAGAGAAGACTTGGCGGTTACAGACAACGGCAATGGAACAATCACTTGTGTTCTACCCAAGACACAGATTACAGTTGTTGCTAGGTTGCTAACAGGTCGAGAAGAGAAAGCTCTACTTAATCTAGGCAATAACAAGGGCTTGATTTCAGGGCAACTACAATCCATTGTGGTGAGTGCCAACGGTGACTCTTCCGCGCAAGCTATAGACTATGTTGCGAACAACCTTCCATCCTTCGATTCTCGTCATCTCAGAATGGTTATAAAGATGGCTACTCCTAATGTTGATCTAACTCAGCAGTTCTCTTGCGATGCTTGTGGGCATACACAGGAGATGGAGGTGCCGCTCACTGCGGACTTTTTTTGGCCTGACCGATGAATACAACGAGGGAGTTTATGAAGAAATTTTCTTCCTCAAGTATAACGGCGGTTGGAGTTTTTCGGAGGCTTACAGCCTACCTCTAGGGTTGAGAAGATGGTTTGTTCAGCGGACCATTAAACAGCTTGAGATGGAATCAGAAGCAATTAAGAAAGCCTCTAAAGGAAATTCAAACTCTTCCTATCAAGAATTGTCCCCGTCCAATCAACCGCCTATTCCAAAAGAATACGCTAGATGACTTAGGGCTCCTTCGGGAGCCCTTGCTTTTTGCATGGATGGCTATTTATAGGGAGAGGTGACTTTAGATGGCACGTGGTCCAAAACAGTTAAAAAATGCCTTTGAAGCTTTAGCGAAACAGATCGAGGCTTTAACTGAAATTAACAAAAAGCTACTTAAAGAGACTCTTGTTGCTAATGAAAAAGTTGCCGACTCACAAGCAAAGACAAACAAAAATCTGCAAGAAGAGATAGCTAAAAGGCGACTAGTTTTAGAATCGCAAATAGCCCAAACCGCAGAAACTAAAAAGCAAGCAGAAGAGGCGGGAAGATACGCCGAAAAACAAAGACTTCTTGGCGAGTATTATTCTCAAACAATTGAAAATTTGCAAGAAGAAATCCGCCTAAGAAAAGAAAATGGTGAAGGCGTTGATGAACTTGTAAAAAAATTAGAAGAAGCCAAAAAGGGTCAAGAGAATCTAAACAAAGAAACCGAAAAAGGCACCAAGAGTATAGAGAAGTATTCAGGTATGCTCAAGAGCGCCCTTAAAGGCGATCTAAAGAGTGTTCTATCTGGTGTAGGAAAAGACTTTATAAAGAATAACAAATTTATTCAAAAACAAATGGGCAACCTTGAGGGCGAAATGGCCAAAATGGGCAGCAAAGGAAGCTTGGCTGTTGCCGGCTTTGCAGCAGGAATGGTCGGTGCGGCTGCCTCAATAAAGCTTTTGAAAGCAGAGTTCGATCTTGCCCTTGAGATAGAAAATGTACGCAGGGAGTTTATGAAGACTACTGGTGCTACGCAAGAATTTTCAATGTCTATCATAGAAGCAGGTAAAGCTACTAGAGCTTTCGATAGAGACATGAAGAAAGCATTTGAAGCCTCCAAGGCTCTAAGAACTGGCTTCACTGATTTCACAATGGTTAATAGTAGGGAAAGAGGAGAAATTCAAAACACCACCACAGTTTTGACCGCTTTGGGTATTGCAGGCGCAGACGTTGCGAAAGGATTACAGCTTTCGACAAAGGCTCTCGGCGAGACCGCAACAGGTTCGGCACAAACACAGCTTGAACTAAACGCTTTGGCAAGAGACATCGGCGTCGCACCGGCGAAGATGGCTGCCGACTTTGCTGCCGCAGGTCCTCAACTTGCGAAGTTGGGTCGTGATGGTACTAAGGCATTCAAAGACTTATCTGTCGCCGCCAAGATCACAGGTCTTGAGGTCAGTAGACTTCTCGCTATTACCGAAAAATTCGATACTTTTGAAGGCGCTGCTACACAAGCAGGTAAGCTAAACGCGGCATTGGGCGGCAACTTTGTGAACGCCATGGAGTTGATGACTGCAACTGATCCAGTCGAGCGCTTTGAAATGATGAGAGATTCTATTCTTGATGCTGGTTTAGCATTCGATGACATGACTTACTATCAGAGTAAGTTCTATGCTGATGCAATGGGGCTGCAAGACGTAAGTGAGTTGGCTCTCGTTCTTTCAGGTAACATGGATTCCCTAAACGGAGAAATAGGAAAGACATCTGCTGACTACGAAAATGCAGCCAAGATGGCAGCAGATTTTCAATCAGTCCAAGATCAATTAAAAAATGCTCTTTATTCACTGCTGCCTGTTATCACTCCGCTTGTTGAATCAATAGGGGAGTTTGCTGTCGTATTTGCTGATTTTGTTACTACCTATGGAGATGAGATAAGGATGTTCCTTGGTCTGGTGCTCGTTTCACTTGGCGCGATGGCAATTGCAGCAGTGGCAACTCTTGGTCCTATCATGGCGGTCATAAGCGCCATAGCAGGATTGATTTCTATAGTTACTGGCTTAAGACTAGCTTTCTTTGTTGATAGTGATTCTCCAACATTGTTTGATGGATTGCTTGAGACAGCAGGCAGGTTTGATAAACTAACCGGAGCTACCAAAAAGTTCGGTGTAGAAACAGAAGACGCTACAACCTCTGTTGGAAAAATGAGAGGCTCAATGAACAAAGCGGCAACCGGTAGGGCAGGTGCCCAAACAATTGCTAATAGCAATGTAATGTCGAGCGCAGTCGATAATGCAGTGAACAACACGACAAACAACTATGGTCAGCAAGGCAGTCAGAACATCATCGTAGAACTCGACGGTAAGAAGGTCGGCGAAGGCGTGATGGGTAAATTTGCTAGAAGCGCGGCTATGGTATAGGAGAGTAAAAGATGGCACAAAAACTATTTGATGTAAGAAAATACCAAGATGAATTACCAACACTCGTAGATGGTTCCGATTCGCTCGCAAACCAAAGAGAAATGGTTATCTCGTTTCGTCATGAGCCCTCTGGGAGGAGTGTGTTTTTCAAGGCTTTTATAATAGCTTTTACCGAAACTTACAATTCCAACTTTACCCCAACAGAGGCATTTGGCAGAACAGATCCAATCTATCAGTACAAGAACACGACAAGAAAAATCTCGTTGACTTTTGAAGTTCTCGCTGCAAGTGAGGGAGAAGCTTACGAAAATCTTGGAAGAGTCTCAGCCCTTGAGCAAATGCTCTATGCTTCTTACACCGGAGACTCCAGCAATGCCTTAAACATGACCCAGTCGCCTCTCATAAGAATGAAAGTGATGAACTTGTTGCAGAAAAGTTCTACTTCATTTTCAGATAGTATTGATGACCTTATAGCAGCCGGCGATGTTGATAGTGAAAAAGAATTCTTTATTCAATATCAATCAACTTCGGAATCAGATCGAGGAATACTCGGAATTATTGATAATCTTTCGGTTAATCACAACATTGTTGGTGATGACGGTGTTTTTCACAAAGGAATCAATACGATTCTTCCCAAAAACATTGAACTAAGCCTTGGATTCTCTCCTATTCACGAAACAACTATAGGCTGGGGAGATAATAATCAACAAACAAACAATCTATTTCCTTACGGAGTCAAAACAAACGAAAACATTCTACTTGGCTCTCCGGCTAACGTACTACCAGCTTACAAAGAACAAGTTGAAAAAGAGAAAGCAGAGGAGCAAGCAAGAAAAGTAAGACAGCAACAGTTTGATAACGCAGAGGCTCGCTACGGAGGTGTCTTGGGAGATCTGCGACTCAATAGAGATGAGAGGAGAATGACCAGAGGCAACCAGCGCGCTGCGGACAGGCTACAAGGTTTGGCAGATGTTTCAGACTATGAAGCAGGCTCAGGAGAATTTAATTTTGACGAAGGATTCATAGAATGAGCGACATCAAAAATTTTACATCACAAACAATCATAAACGACACAGACTTCTACAGAGAGTTGCGTGAGCGCAGAGGTGTAAAACAAATAGAACAATTTACAACACCACGCTTAAGGCAACCAACAGTCTCCGACAGAATGAGACTAAAGACCTCCACACACATCTGGAAATACGGAGATAGATTTTATAATCTCGCACACCAATACTACGGCGACGCCCGCTATTGGTGGGTTATTGCTTGGTTCAACGGCATCCCCACAGAAGCCGAAGCAAACACAGGGGATGTGCTTGAGATTCCATTAGACATCAGCGAAGCTTTGCTGGTCTTGGGGGCGTGATAGATGGCTGAAAAAGTCGAAAAATGTTCTTATATAGCGACTTATCCCGACCTTGATGATAGGCTCAGCGAAGCCTTGCAAGAGATCGATAGTAACGGCAATAGCCGTTGCTCTGAGCTTGCAAAATGTTCTACATCTTTAGCGAAGCAAATAGAAAATTACTATGGACTTGGAAGCACAACAGAATATATAAACGGGATCCTCACGGCTGTCGTCAACGACTATCAGTACGAAAATTTAGAATATTTTAAATCTGTTCTTTTTGAAGAAATAGGCTTCTCAAGAACTCAATCGTTTAATACCTTTGTTTTTGAAGATGAAATTACTCAGGATTTAAAAAAAGAGTTTTCTCAGGCCCGTAGATTAAAGGGCATTGTAGATGAGCAAAATGATGGTAAATCGTTCCGTTACCAAGCACTCAGAGATAAAACACAAAAAGCTGTAGATGAACTGGAGAGCGGCAGGAGCCCACAGCAATTAAGTAAATTGGAAATAAAGACTCTTAAGTCAATTTTGGTAAGTTTAGATAATACTGTTAAATTATTAAAAAACATTAAGCGTTGCGCTAAATTTATTGTAAAAACTGAGGGAGAAATACAATTTGCTATTAGAAGAGACATAAGAAGTAGAACTAGCGTTATTGATATGGCTCTAGGCACTCAAGATCCCGAAGACGCTAAAAAAAATGCTGCTGGATATAAAGCACTAAACGAAGGCGTAGGCAAAGGAATTATTTTTGCCGACAAAGCAATCTACCAAGAACAATGTTTTCTCCTTTCTCAATTAACTTCTTTGATCGCGCTAAAAAGAAAAAACCACATTTCACGACTCCCCTATGTCCCAGCAGTCTCTGCTGTCAGAGGCACTTCTGAGAAAGAGGAGGCTGAACAAAAGACTGAACCGATTAATAGCAACGCGCCAATTTTAATCTATGATGAACCATTTGGCTTTATCAATAGATTAACGCAGGCACCCCACTCCAGAGAGTTATTTAACCTCACAACAGATAAACTGTCTTCCCTTGTTCCAACGATAAAACTTTACAAAGTCCAAACTGATCCGGGCACCGGCAAGGATGTTGGCTATGTTGAGATAAAATTTGACACAAACCCCGCCGTCAAATCCTACGCTGGTGGCAAGAGTGCCCTCGATTTATTTAGAAACAGCAAAAAGCGTGGCGTCGGTGTTGGACTCAAAGACTTTAATTTCACTTTCCACGGATCAGACCCCTTTGCTGCCAAGAAGGCAATTCAAGCGAAGCTGAGCATTTTTGCTACAAGCTTTGGAGACTTGATTCAAGATAGAAGAGGAGACTACACAGCAGTTGCAGAAAGCTTCAATAATCAGTTGCCATTGGCAAATTACAAGTTTGCTGATCTTGCTCTTAAGACTGGTCGGACACCTGATGACTTGAGGACAAAAATGAGCGAGATTCAAAAAGATAATCTCGATAAGCTGAATTTTAGATTAAAGGTTGTTATGGGTTGGGCAATTCCTCAAAACTATCTCCCAACTTTTACCAAACAAGAAAAAGAAGCGGTAAATGATTCTTTTATAAACATAAATCTAACCCCAACAACGCACGAATTCTCTTTTGATGAGATGGGTGGTGTTGGTTTTGACATCAATTATCTTGCCTACATAGAAGATTATTTCAACAACTCGATGTTCAATATTTTTAGTTCTAAAGGGATCGAAGGTAACAGGATAGGCAGAAAGCTGTTTTATGAATTTCTCGCTAATGAAAAGTGTGAGGCTGATGACATCTCCAAAGCTAAAGAAGTGGATGCAAATTTCATTCAACAAGAGAAAGCACAAAGCTTCGCAAGAATAACATCACAGCTAAGTGGACAAAAGAAAATTCTTTATTACAATCTCAGCTACGAGCAGATTTCTACTTTTTTGCAAACTGGTAGGCTAGCTGGAGGGATTCCAAAACCCACCAATGATAATGGACCGAATGTTCAAAAACTAAGAGATCAATTCAAGACTGCAATTGAAAATTCGGGAGCGGAAGGTGATAGCATTATACAAGGATTACAAGTTTCCCTGGTTTCTACCTCAAGAGACTCAAATAAAATTTCCTTTTTCTACATTTCTGATTTAATTGATGTGATTATGCAAAACATCGAAGAGTCACTAGAAAAACTCACAAGTGACTTTAAGAAAGGGGATAAAAGTGCATTAAACTATTATAACAAAATCTCTGGAACTGGTCCTAATTTTAATAAAATTAAACAAGAATACAATAATTTCTTAGATCAATTAACTTCTTCAGAAGTTGTAAATTATAATGACGGCTCATCAGCCACCATAACAAAAAAGACTTCGATAGTCAAAGAAATTGAAAAGCTTATGAAAGCCAAAGAACAATTTAAAAAATTGAGAATTGTTCTTGGACCAATGGAGGTTAAAGATCCGTTTGACGAAAACAAAATGAGCTTCTGTTCCATTGGGGACATCCCAATTTCTCTTAACTATTTTACAGAATTCTTGACTGAAAAGGTCTTGAGCAAAGATCAAGCCTACTACCCCATAACAAACTTCATAAAAGACATTACGAATGAATTGATTCGCAATTTTATAAATAATGATAGTTGTTTCTCTTTTAACACTAAACAACGAGTTAGGCTCAATAGTTCTGTGATAAGTGGTTTTAATGATTCCAACATACCTGCGGAATATGGTGACGACATCACTTACTACATAGACACACACAATGATCCAACCACCAAAGAAGAGTTTATGGCTCAATATGGTGTTGGCAATATATTCAATTTGAGTGATCCCAAGGCAAGAAGAATAAAGCCAGTAATAAATGTCTCAGGTCCATCACGTCTGCCAATTGATGTCGCACAACCAGATAGAGAAGTTAACTACTATGTTTTTTATGCCGGACGCGCCTATCCAGCAGGAAAGATGCGGGGAAACGAAGAAGAAGATGCAAGAGATGGAATCTTTCATTACATCTTGGGCAAAGATCGAGGGATTGTAAAGAATATCTCTCTTGACAGAACAGATATGACTGGGCTGAAGGAGCTTCGTTTTGAGCAAGAAGGTTTTGATGGTCTAACACAATTGCGAGAAGTCTACAACGCCAACATCGACTGTCTATTGAACATGCACACTTTCCCTGGGACGTATATCTATGTAGATCCTGCGGGATTCTCTCCAGAGATGAGAAAAGATGAGAATGGTAACGACTTCACACAGTTTGGAATTGGCGGCTATTACATGATCACCAGATCAGAACACTCCATAGGTCCCGGTAAAGCAGACACCAAGATTACCGCTAAATGGGTCGCTGACACTGGAGGTGGAAATGAAGATCTTAATAACAAAAAGCCAGTCGTAAGTGATGCAGAAGATAAACCAAAGAAATGCGCCACCTCAAGACGAAAAACTTCTTTAAATACCAATAATCCTTCTAATACCGGAAGTAAAGCAGTGAATGAAATAAATAAGAGAACTGGTGGGACTGGGTTTATATTCGAAGCGGGTAAAGCATAATGTCAACATTTTATAAAGAAAACAACAATGAAACCTCTCTGGAGTTATTTAACAAAAAACTTGTCTATAAATCTGCTGTTGTTGAAGCAGGCTATCCAAATCTTATAGATTTTAACTTTGCTGAAAAGGCTCTTTATGGAAAAGTTAATAGGAGATACATCCCAATAGTTGTTAATTCAAGCTTGATAACGTTTAAAAACTTCACAAATACAGGTAATCCAAGACAAAACTTACAGGCAATAGGTTTTGTCGTAGATGCTTTTGAAGCATTATCACAGCAGTTTAAGAAAGCAGAACAATCAGGCAATATTTATTCTAACGATCCTAACCTTACCAATCTAAAAGTCTACAAAAGTTATAAAGACAACAACATAAGTTATGATGAATATCAAAAAAACTTTATTAAAGCTCTAAAACAAAATCTAAATATCAATAATATTCAAAACTTTCAAACATTCATAAAAGAACTCCTATCAACAGTCACTATAGTAACAAGAACTTTTCCGATGTCAATGCCAGCCTACACAAAAAGCAGGATAAATAGTCTTACAAATAGTGGACTTGCGCTTGAGATTGCTGACGCACCCTACGACAACGATGATCAAAAAATAAATGAATTTGTCAACAGCAAAAATTGGAACTTTTATGTAAATGCTTGTAATTCTTATGGCTTCATGATCGACATCAATGCCCCTTGGAGATTAATAGCCGACCTTGACTCTGAAGCCATGATGGGCTATGCTAGTGCTTATGGATTTAGAGGCACCGATGAAATCTTGGGTTTGGGGTTTTTAGCAACTCATAATAGATTTTATAATCAACTGCCCCAACAGCTATTGAGACTCTACAACGAAATGATTCCAACACACATTCCAACATCTGATGAGTGTGGTTCAAAGATAATAGTTACTGAACGCTACACACTTCAATCATTGCAGCAAAAGTTTTCTAATGACTTCTTCTTGAAATTCTATTTCAACCTTAGATTCTCAGAAGAAGAGACTCGCTTCAGTGAAGCGGAGAGACAAAAAATAATCACAGATTGTCTGCAACTTTCAAGATCAACAGACAACCGCACCGCACTCGGAACTTTCGAGCGCTATGTGAACCAACCATTTGACTACAGAGGATCCTTGAGTTACCTTGTCAAGGCACAGAGACTTAGAGAGGACACATGATTTTTCAGACACTTGACGACAAGTCAGAGTGTATTGGGGTTTATGTTGATGGGAAGCTGCATTTTGATAGCTTTCCTGACGAGCTTACCAAGACTTGGAAGTACACAGGTTCCGTTCAGGATCCTGGCATAGAATACGCTTGGCTCTACACTGGCGGTAAGAACCTTCAGGAAGCTTGCCCAGAGGATCTAAAGCAAGAACTGGACGAAGTTCAAAAGACATTCAAAGCCTATTTGCTTTCGTTCAGAATAGCACGAATAAACTTGCGGCAGAACTGCTTCTTTGATTTAGTTCCAGAAGACTTTTTGATGGAGTTCTGTGAGGTTCGTAATAAGATTACGAAGCATGTCTTTGATACTTATGAACAGCCAGAGAACTACACTCAGCTAGACAGCATCTACAAGTTGATTCACAAGATCAAATACCAAAAACTCAATGTCAACGTAGACGGCTGTCGCCATCTTATGACCAGCACAAGCGACCGTGCCGACATCAAAAACATTGTAAAAAATAAGCCACACTATGTGAACTACAATCTTTTTGGAACGGTTACAGGGCGCCTTACGACGCTCAAAGACAGCAATCCAATCCTAACTATGAAAGCGAAATTCAGAGAAATTATCAAACCAACAAATGACTGGTTTGTTTCCTTTGACTATAACGGCGCAGAAGTGAGGACGTTCTTGTCACTCTCAGGTCATGAACAGCCTCAGGAAGACATTCACACTTGGAACATGAGACATCTTTATGGCGGCTCTCCGGTGGATCGTGATGAAGCTAAGGTTAGATTCTTCGCCACTCTCTATAATGTGAATGACATGTCTCTGAATGGATCCGTTTACAGCCGTGAAGGAGTCCTCTCTAAGTTCTATAAAGATGGGAAGGTCAGCACACCAACTGGCAGGCACATTAAGGTAGATCAGCGTAGGGCATTGAGCTATCTCATCCAGAGCACAACATCTGACTTGACTCTCGATCGTGCTGTAGCCTTAGATAATGTCCTTATGGGCACAAAATCAAAGGTTGCATTTATCGTCCATGATGAGATTGTTCTTGACATCGCAGAAGAAGATAAAGAGAAGGTCCCAGAACTGAAAGCAATTTTTGAGAATAACAAATTAGGAAAATTCATGGCTAATGTCAAAGCTGGCAAGGACTATGGAAATCTGAAGGGTCTAAATCTATGATCTCTTTAATAGGCATAGGCGATGCAGGCTGCAATGTGGTTTCTCTGTTTGAGAATCACAAAGAATACAATTGTTTCTTCTTCTCAGGGGAGCAAGAAAACACGAAGTGGACGAGAAAACTACCAAAAGCGAATAAACCAGAAGATTGTGAGGAACAGGCACCAAAACTATCTTCTTACAAAACACTTACGGCAGTTCAAGATAGAGTTCAAGTGTTTCTTTGCGGGTCTTCATTCTCCGCAAACTATACACTTGCGATTTTGCAACAAATAAGAGATAAGAAGATAGACATCTTCTACATCAAGCCTGATGTCGATCTTTTGATTGGAGATGTGAGGCTGCAAGAGCGAGCCATTTTCGGGATTCTACAGGAATACACCAGATCGGGTCTATTCAGCAGCTTCACCACTTTTTCTAACCCGGCAATTGAAAAGACAATAGGCGAAATCCCAATAAAAAAATACTTTGAGACAATCAATAAAAGTATTTATTATGCGGTCCATTACTTGAACGTCTTTGATCACACAACGCCACTTGTGGGCAACCTTTCCAAGCCCTCAGAAGTGCAGAGAATTCGCTCTGTAGGCATTGTCTCAGTTGACAAACTAACTGAAAATTGGTACTACAAATTGCGAGAAGATCGCGATGTAGCATACTATTTATGTATAGCATCAGAACGTCTTGAGACGGATGGAAAGCTCCACTCCCGAGTGGTTGAGAACCTAAAGAATAAACCCCGCAACGCATTTAAAAATGTCACCTATGGCATCTATGAATCGCCTTACGAAACGGACTTTGGATTCTGTGTAGCTCACACGAATTTCGTTCAAGAACAGAGAACGCTTGACAGCGTAAGCTAAATGCGCTAAACTACAGATGAGCAAGGGGAAGCTCTCAAACCCCCCAAAAATAAATACTCTTGACAGGCTATGATCAGAGTGTTACATTCAGATAGTAAGGAACGCTTGCTATACTTTACCCAACAACAAGGAGATTATTATGGGAATCAACATGGAACTAATGCGGAAGAAGCTTGCCGCACTTAGAGGAAACGGAAAGAGTGACAAGGCTAGTGTCTGGTTCAAGCCAGAAGAGGGCGATACAGACGTGCGTATCGTCCCAACATCGGACGGAGATCCACTTAAGGAGGTCTTCTTCCACTATAACATCGAAGGACATCGCGGAGGCGTTATGTGCCCGAAGCGCAACTTCGGTGAGCATTGCCCAATCTGTGAATTTGCGTCACAGCTATGGCGCGATGGAACTGACAACAATGACGAGGAGACCAAGAAGCTTGCTAAGTCTCTCTTCGTTCGCAATCGCTACTTCTCGCCCGTGGTAGTTCGCGGTCTTGAGTCCGAAGGTGTCAAGGTTTATGGCTATGGAAAGCAGGCTTATGAGCTTCTGCTTGGCTACATCCTCGACCCAGAGTATGGCGACATTACGGATCCCGAAGGCGGTACCGACATTACTATTACTTACACGAAGCCCACCACCCCAGGCGCTTATCCAAAGACCAACATGAAGATGCGTCGCAACACGAGCACTCTTCTACAGGACAAGGACGCAATCCCGGGACTGCTTCAGGGAATGCCCGACATTGACTCACTATTCACGCGACATAGTAGCGACGAGGTGGGTGCAATTCTTGACGGAATGCTCTCTGGCGATAAGTCGGCTGAGGGTCGCTCGAAGGAGACGACTCAGTACAACCAGAGCGGCAAGTCGAGCGTAGATAAGGCATTCAACGATCTGATGACTGGCTAGTAAAAGCTCAAAAGCTCCAGTCGCCCCCACCCCTAAAAAGGTGGGGGTTTTTTGTTGCGCCTTTCGTTGTTGTGTGTTATAATTACTTCTGAGCTTCGGCTCATAAATTAAAAAAAATAAAGAAAAGAAAAGCTAAAAAATAAGGAGAATTATATGGCTAAAAAGAAAGAAGTCAAAGCCGGTCGCGTAGATATGAGCGCGATGCGAGCAATGATAAACAAGAAGGCTGGGCGCAATGTTGCTCACGACCTGAGAGAAGACAATCCAACATCAGTAAAGCAGTGGATTCCAACAGGATCACGCTGGCTTGACTCAATTGTTTGTAAGGGGAAGTATGCCGGCATCCCTGTCGGTAAGGTAACAGAGCTAGCTGGTCTGGAGGCAACAGGAAAATCCTTCCTTGCCGCCCAGTGTGCTGCAAATGCTCAGAAGATGGGAATTGGAGTAATCTACTTTGATTCTGAGTCTGCGATTGATCCAACCTTCTTGGAGAAGGCTGGCTGCGATCTAGGCTCAATGATGTATGTTCAGGCTCAATCCGTAGAGTTTGTGCTTGAGACTATAGAAGATCTATTGGGAGCAACAGATAGCCAACTATTGTTTATTTGGGACTCTCTGGCATTCACGCCGTCAGTCTCAGATGTAGCGGGTGACTTCAACCCTCAATCATCAGTAGCAACCAAGGCTCGTATTCTTGCGAAGGCGATGTCAAAGTTGGTCATTCCACTCGCAGATAAGAAGGCAACGTTCCTTGTTCTCAATCAGTTGAAGACCAATATCCCACATGGACCGATGGCACGACAGATTGCGATGACGACGCCATACATCACCCCCGGTGGAAAGGCTATGCACTACGCTTACTCACTTCGTATCTGGCTTACAGGTCGCAAGAGCAAGGCGGCTTATGTGCTTGATGAGAATGGTTTCCGTATTGGCTCAGAAGTCAAGGTCAAGCTTGAAAAGTCTCGCTTTGGAACCCAGGGCAGAACTTGTACGTTCCGTATCTTATGGGGAACTGATCCGATTGGTGTGCAGGACGCAGAGTCATGGTTTGAGGCTCTCAAGGGCTTTATGACTGTTGCTGGTTCATGGTACACACTTGAGCACAATGGTTATTCCAAGAAGTTCCAGCCCAGCAAATGGGTTGACACCTTGAATGGTGACCCTGAGTTCAAGCAGCACGTAATGGATTTTATGGATGAGGTTGTAGTCCAGAAGTTTGACAAGAGAGAAGGCGAAGCATCAGACTTCTATGAAGTAGATGAAAAAATAAATAAAGCGTCTTGACATAGCGCCTCCACCCTGTTAGATTATGGGGTGGAGGTAACCTATGAAACGTGTGCTCGTAATTGACGCCCTCAATATGTTTTTGAGGGCGTTTATCGTTGACCCCAGCCTGTCTCAGCATGGACAACCAATAGGCGGAATCAAGGGATCTATAAAAATCTTACAGAAGCTTGTGAGGATAACACAACCAAATGAGATTGTCATCTGTTGGGATGGACCAAATGGTTCTCAGAAGCGCAAAGCTCTCAACTCTGGCTACAAACAAGGCAGGAAGCCTCTGCGTCTCAATCGTTCTGTTCACAATCTGACAGAGAACGAGGAATTGCAGAATAAAGTCTGGCAACAAATGCAGATTATTGAATACCTAAATCAAATGCCAATCATCCAGCTTATTCTTGAAAGAGTAGAGGCTGATGACATCATCTCTTATGTCTGCAATTCTGGGCACTATAAAGGTTGGCAAAAAGTTATCGTCTCAAACGACAAAGACTTTTTGCAGCTTTGCGATGACGAGACGGTGGTCTACCGTCCAACGACAGACAAGATTGAAACCAAAAAAACTGTGATTGAAACAATGGGAGTTCATCCAACAAACATGGCTCTTGCTCGTGCGATGGACGGTGATGCTAGCGACAATCTTCCTGGCGTTAATCGTGTCGGAATGAAGACGATTGCTACCAAGCTTCCGTTTATGAAAGAAGAGCGAACTGTGACAATTGATGAGCTACTAGATTACTGTGAGAACATAGACTCAAAACTAAAAGTTTATAAAAACATCACAGAGTCAAAAGCACTTATCGAACACAACTACCAGATGATGCAGCTTTATTCTCCTCTTATCTCAGTACAAGGCAAACAGACTATCGACTATGCACTTGAAAACTTTGAATGCGACTTTAACAAGACTGAACTGCTGAGACTTATGATGAAGGATGGCTTTGGAGAGCTTAACTGGGAAGAACTAAAAACATTCTTGAATAAGATTTCAAGGGAATGCAATGAGAGATGATACTATTTACTACCGAGGTGTAGTAAATGGAAGAACTCTACGAATTTGATGAAGACTCTCTCAACGAAGAAGAGGCTGATCTAGAAGAAAAGAAAAAGAAATCTAAGGGTAAGAAGGATGCTTGTTATCACAAGGTCCGCGCCCGCTATGATGTGTGGCCATCTGCTTATGCAAGTGGTGCTCTAGTTAAGTGCCGCAAGGTCGGGGCTGCAAACTGGGGCAACAAGTCCAAGAAGAAAGAGAGTATAGAGTTTGACGATCATTTACTTCAGGTTATCAAAGAGGAGTATGCGGCAGTTCTAGCCGAAAAAAAAAAGTTAACGGCTAAGCCTTCTTCCGAGAGTAGTCTTAAAGACTGGTTTGGTCGGAAAGGTGCTCCAGGCAAGAAGGGCGGCTGGGTTGATTGCAACACTTGCCGCAAGGATAAGAAGACAGGAAAGAAGAAGTGCTCACCTTGCGGGCGCTCAGGCGACGAAAAGAGATCGAAGTACCCTTCATGTAGACCTACCCCCGGCGCATGTGGCAAGAGGGGTAAGTGGGGTAAGAAATCAAAGGGAGGCAAGAAAGGATGAAGCTTACAGAATCACATGTCAGACAGGTAATCAAAGAAGAATACGAAGCTCTGCTCGAAGAAGAGAAAAAGAAAAAGTCCGCCAAGGACAAGATGAAGTGTAACTCCCCCCGCCGAATCCGCAAGGGCGAGGCTGGTCATGGCAAGAAGAAGTTTGTTGTCAAGGCTTGCGATGGCGGAACTGAAAAGATTATCCGTTATGGAGATGCAGGTCTGAAGATCAAGCGTAAGCAGAAGGGTCGCAGAAAGAACTTCCGCGCCCGCCACAATTGTGACAATCCCGGTTCAAAGTTGAAAGCACGCTACTGGTCCTGCAAGAACTGGTAGAAATAGTTAGTCATCGTCAAGAGTAGAAAATAATCCTAACTCGCCTTGACTTTTAAGCTGGGTGCGTTATATTTAGTAGTGCGAGACCCAGGAGCATCATGCTTGCACACAAGGCAGACTTTGGAAGGTACGGAAAGTCCTTCCAAGAAGGGTTGGTTCAACTCATTTTTGAGGACCGACCCTTTGCAGATCAGATAACTGAAGTTTTAGACGTTGAGTTTCTAGAGCTTGAATACCTTCGCACATTTGTTGCGAAGATAGTCCATTACAGGACAAAGTACGGAAAGCACCCATCCACCAACGCGATGATTTCCATACTTCGGACAGAACTTGACCGAGAGACCGAAGTTACACAACAGCAGGTTCGTGATTACTTTGCAAGAGTCCACACAAATGAGATTGCGGACGACATAGATTACATTAAGGAGACTTCTCTCGACTTCTGCCGCAAACAAAAGCTAAAAGAAGCTATGATGAAGTCTGTCAACTTACTACAGACTTGTTCTTTTGATGAGATTTCAAAAGTAATCAATGATGCCCTCAAGTTGGGCTCTGAGAATAACTTTGGTCACGACTTCCTCGCAGACTTTGAGGAAAGATACAAGCCCAAGTTCAGGCTTCCAGTAACAACAGGATGGAAAGAGATTGACACTATCACAAGTGGCGGACTTGGTAGAAATGAGCTTGGCGTCGTCATTGCTCCTACTGGGGCAGGTAAGTCTATGGCTCTTGTTCACCTTGGATCTCAAGCTATCAAAGAGGGCAAGACAGTTATTCACTATACTCTGGAGTTGCAGGATACGGTTGTTGCTTGTCGCTATGATTCTTGCATCACAAAGTATCCTCTATCAGACCTCACGAATTTCAAAGATGAAATTTATGAAGAGATCAAGGATCTTGACGGGACACTAATCGTCAAAGAGTACCCAACCAAGTCAGCGTCCACGAACACAATCAAGGCACATCTTGCCCGTCTAGTAAAGAGGGGCATAGAGCCCGGTCTAATCATCGTAGACTACGCAGATTTGTTGCGCCCCGTGGTAGTCCGAAAAGAAAAGAGGACGGAACTGGAGTCAATCTATGAGGAGCTACGAGGACTTTCCAATGAGATGAACTGTCCAGTTTGGACAGCCTCTCAGACCAATCGGTCTGGACTCAATGCAGAGGTTGTTACAATGGAGCAGATCTCAGAGGCATTCAATAAGTGCTTTGTGGCTGACTTCATTTGCACTCTATCTCGCACAATTGAAGATAAGCAGAACAACAGAGCCAAGATGTTCATTGCCAAGAATCGCAACGGACCCGATGGCATCGTCTATGATCTGTTTATGGACACCTCTTGCGTCAACATCAAAATGTTGCCTAAGTCAGTTATTCCTTCTGGCATAGGACCTAACATCTCAGCATCCCCTGTGGCTGTTGGACCGAAGGAACAAAAAGAAATTCTAAAGAATAAGTACGATAAATTTAAGCAACTAAGGAGCAACAACAAATGAGAACACACATTCGTAGATTTAAACTTTCAGACACGTTCATCGAGCATTATAAGGATCGTGAAGTCCCATGGGGACCTCTCGGCTATGTAACTTTCAAGCGCACCTATGCCCGTCGCTTAAGTGAGTTTGATGAGAACGCAACTGGAACGGAGGAATGGTACCAGACCTGCCGCCGCGTCATTGAGGGCATGTTTGAGATGCAGAAGCAGCACGTCTACAAGCTTGGTCTTGAGTGGAATGATGCCAAGTCACAAAAGACTGCAAAAGATGCTTACGAGCGCCTGTTTACACTAAAGTGGACACCCCCTGGGCGTGGGCTCTGGATGATGGGGACCAAGTTTGTGAACGAACGCACAGCCGCAGGACTATTCAACTGCGCCTTCCGTTCCACGAGAGAGATAGGCACCAAGGGTGGTTACCTGTTCTCTTGGATGATGGACGCTCTCATGCTGGGCATTGGCGTTGGTTTCGACACTCTTGGCGCTGGCACCTTGACAGTGCAGCAGCCAGAATCTACAAATGAAAATTTTGTAATTCCTGACTCTCGCGAAGGCTGGGTCGATTCAGTAAAAATTCTATTGAATGGCTTCTTTTATGGCGCTAAGGTTCCCACCTTCGACTATTCAGCGATTCGCCCCTATGGCGCCCCCATTCACGGCTTTGGTGGAACATCAAGCGGTTCAGGTCCCCTGAAAGAGCTTCATGATAGCCTAACTGAACTCTACACCGCACGAATTGGAAAGCCAATCACCTCTGTAGATATTGTAGATACCGAGAACCTGATTGGTCGCTGTGTTGTTGCAGGAAATGTTCGTCGTTCTGCCGCCCTTGCGCTTGGAAACCACGAAGATCTTGACTACCTCCAGATGAAGAACGATCCAGAGAAGCTCGCCCACCACCGCTGGGGTTCCAACAATTCTTTCCACGCTATCGTAGGTCAGGACTATTCTTGGCATGCTGAACAGTCGCAGAAGAATGGAGAGCCCGGCTACATCTGGCTTGATAACGCCAGAACCCGTGGTCGCTTTGCCGATCCTCCTCGCGATGATGACAAAAACGTCATGGGCTTTAACCCTTGTGTCGAGCAGCAGCTAGAAGATGCTGAGTTGTGCTGTCTTGTTGAGACTTTCCCAGCTAAGCACGAAACTTACGAAGATTACCTCGCAACACTAAAGATTGCTTACCTTTACGGCAAGACTGTCACTCTTGCGAACACTCACTGGGCTGAGACCAACGCTAAGATGCTCAAGAACCGTCGTATTGGACTTTCTCAGTCTGGCGTTGTTCAGGCTTTTAATAAGTTTGGTCGTCGCAAGCTGATGGAGTGGTGCGATAGCGCCTACGAACATGTTAAAACACTTGACGCAAAGTATTCTGATTGGCTGTGTATTCCGAAGTCTGTTAGAATGACTAGCATCAAGCCTTCTGGAACTGTCTCGCTATTGAACGGCTCTACGCCGGGCATTCACTACCCCGAGGATGAGTTCTACATCCGTCGCATTCGCTTTGCCGCCGACAGCGACATGCTGCCGGCTCTTGAAGAAGCCGGCTACAAGATTGAGCCAGACCATTACTCACCAAACACTATGTGCGTTGAGTTCCCGGTCCACGAAGAGCATTTTGTCAAGGGCAAGAGAGAGATTACTATGTGGGAACAACTTGAGATTGCAGCGCAATACCAGCATTACTGGGCTGACAACTCTGTTTCCATCACAGTCACATTCAAGCCAGAAGAAGCAGAACACCTCAAGACTGCTCTTGAGATGTATGAAACGCGACTTAAGGCTGTGTCCTTTCTTCGCTATGAAGAGACTGGCTATGTTCAGGCTCCTTACGAGCCAATCTCTCAAGAGCAATTTGAAGAGATGTCCAAGAGCATCACCCCCGTTCAGCGCTTTGCGACTGACGAGGGCGGCGCAGGCACTAAGTTCTGCGACTCAGACCACTGCGAACTATAGGAAATGAAATGAATTTTAATCACCTGTTCGATGACAAGGAGCTACGACTTGCTAATAAAAATAGCAAGTGCGATCAGTGTCATTGGCTGCCAGCATCCGAAGGGCAAGCAAGCGCAGCCAAAAACATAGCAGTTCAGATGTATTGCAAGAACTGTAACAGCAGAACGCATATTTTTATGCCACTTAGCGAATACAACAAACACCAAAAGGTTATAACCCAGGAGGTAAACCGTGTTAAGACCAGTAAATAGACACATTCTAGTAGACTATAGTCCGCCACAAGAGAAGACAGACTCAGGCATCTTATTGCCAGATGATTACAAGGCTCCAGAGGAGAATCACATCATAGTAGAAGTCTTGAGTGTGGCTGCCGATGTATCGTTTAATTGCGAAAAGGGTGATAAAATCGTAATCGATAAGAAAATGTTAGAAGAATTAAGCGTCGAACATTCTACTTATTACACGATTTTAGAGAACTATGTAATAGGAGTAATTGAATAAATGGACAAAGACTTTTACAATCAGTCATCTGCCGCTAAGCTCGGATGGGAGCCAACTTGGTTCGGAGAAAAGCATTTTGATGACAAGCTTGTAAGAGCCATCAAGCGTTTTCAAAAGCGCTATGGGGTGAAGGCTGATGGGCTTTGCGGTCCATCTACCTTCCGCCGTCTTTGGGTCGAAAGGCAAGAGAACATTGATGATCACAAGCCTGAAGACCCCATTTACTCAAATTACATTGTTTACAATGGAGAGTTTACCCCTATCAAATGGAATAAACTTATCCTATGGTCCGAGCGCGGCGGTCTTGCCGCCCGCTCTGGTACCTACTATGATTACACAGGCAGACCACAGCGCGACGTTAAGTTGTTCGTCAACCATTGGGATGTTTGTTTGTCTTCAACACAATGCCAAAAGGTTTTAGATAAGCGCGGGATTTCTGTTCATTTTCTTATCGACAATGACGGCACAATCTATCAGACACTTGACCTACAGCACGCCGCATTCCACGCTGGCAATGTAAACCGCAAGTCTGTTGGCGTTGAGATCACAAATGCTTATTATCCCAAATACCAGAGCGCCTATGTTCGCAAAGGATTTGGCGAGAGACCTTTGGTTGAGGGCGCCTGGGTTCACAAGAGCGAACTAGACCCATTCTTGGGCTTTTATCCAGTTCAGATAGAGGCTCTCAAGGCTCTATGGGCTGCTGTCCACAATGCTTGCGATGTTCCATTTGAAACCCCATTAAATCAATTCGATAAAACCTCCACAGCCTACGAACAGGCTTGGACTTATGGCAAGGAGCGTGGATTTGTCAGTCATTACCACGTTAACAAGAAGAAGATTGACTGCGCAGGGCTAGACATAAAAACTTTGCTTGAAGAACTTGACGACTAGTCTTGCATTTGTTATGTTATAGACATAACGGAGAACAAATGTACGAGAAGTCAATCGAGATTTATGGCGACGGTATCGGTCGCGTTGACTATGTAAGCCACATGGGTGACGACCTTACCGTCGTAAACTCTGCCCGAGTATCATTCGGTGTGGAAAAGGAAGAACTAGATGGAAGAGACAAAAGACTCATCAACTACCTCATCAAGCATAGGCACACTAGCACACTGGAACATAATCTTGTTACTTTCCGTTTTAGTGTACCTCTGTATGTGCGTTCTCAACACCACCGTCACAGAACTTGGTCTTATAATGAAATTTCTCGCCGCTACACTGATGTAAACATCAAGTTCTACGAGCCCCAAGGATTCAGAACACAGCACAAGAGCAACCGACAGGCAAGCAATGCCGAAGAGTTGATTGATCCAGAAGTTGAGTGGGGCGGTTATGCGCCAATGCCAGCCTCACATCTTGTTGGGATACATAATGAAAAATCTCTAGACTTATTTGACAGCCTTATCGAAGCAGGCGTTTGCCGAGAACAAGCCCGTGGAGTTCTACCACAGAACCTCTACACCGAATACTACGGCACAGTGAATCTGTCTAACCTCTTGAAGTTCATTGACCTTCGCACACACGAAGGCGCACAATGGGAGATCCAAAAGGTTGCCGAGGCTTGCTTGGAGAT